TATAAATGGCAATTGCCAATTCGTTCTATTCGCCGCAGAAGACCTTATTCGGGCCTGACTTCATCAAGTTGACGCGCCCGACAACTCCTAACCTTGCTGGCGAAAATGACAGGTTGAAGCTCAAGCCCTTAGCGGCAGAGAGAACTCTTTCTGATCTCCTAAAAGTTACGGAGATCAATAGTCCCACTGTCTGCGCTGTTCAGTTGGCCAAAGAGCTTGCTCATGGAATTGCCGCAAATACGAAATGCGGCGGCTGTCAATACATCAAGGTGACGCTGGATGACCAGCCAGACTACCTTTCGGGCACAACACGATACATGGCAAGGGCGACTTGCAGCGCGAAAGGAGTCCCTTGTCCCGATCATGCGTTCGCAACGAGCGTTGGTATGCCTAGCATACCTCCCATGTACTCCATACCGGAAATTCCAGAAACGCCTAAAACGGCGCCGGGTTTTCCGTCGGATTTTGAACGTCCTTATACAGGCGAATCCAGAGACAAGCCTAGTACGGCACTAGGCGAAATCTGGTAATCCTTGTATGGCGAATAAGTCACAACTGACCTACAATCGCCGTCCCTTTTTCAACCCCAAAACTCACTAGAGGAACCTCATGAGCTTGCCGTCGTCCAGCACCCCTGCGCGTACCTACACGCCAGGCATCGGCGATGCGGTCGCAGACCGTACCGTCAATCGGAAAATCACCCGTCAGGTGACTACCTACACCAAAAACATCGAACTTCCGCGCCGAGATGACATGGCGCTCGACAAGGAAGTTGCGGAGTGGTGTAAATCCAACAATCTCGTCATCGAGTCCTATCATGTTCTACATGGCGACGAACTTGTCGTCACTGTGGAGCTCCGAGTGATCGGACACGTTGAAGTTGAAAGGTGGGCTGACGTTGCCCATCGTGTCGCCTATGGGAATGCGCTTTTGCACCCTACAACCACCGAAAGGCATAGTGAGTACGAATCCATGCACCATCACCTGCGTCAGGCATCGCTGCTGATGTCGGGACGTCATTTGCAGCATGGCGATGAGACTCAACCGTTGCGGAACATGGAAGTTTTCACAAACTGCTCGACGGCAGCTTCCACTTTCCTTACCTTCTATTTGCTGCTCAATGGTTCGGGTGTCGGTCGCTCCTATGACAACGCCATGATCAAGGCAGACCTGCGAAATCTGCCGATTACCGTCTGCGTCATCGACATGTTCCACAAGGACTGTCAGTCGGGCGAAATCAACGCTCTGGACCTTCGCAACGCCAAACATCTGTACGCTGGACGCGAGATTGAGGTCTTTGAGGTTCCTGATAGCCGTGAGGGTTGGGCTAAGGCGCTGGAGAAGATGGAGCTTGCGGCTTTTCTGGGCAACAAGCGTGACTCCGTGCTGATTCTGGACTTCTCCAAGGTTCGTCCGCGTGGTACGCCGATTGGCGGCATGCAGAACCGTCCGGCGTCTGGTCCTGGCCCGATGATGTCAGCCCTTGCAAATGTCGCCAAACTGCGTGACGCTGGCATGGAACCCTGGCGCTCTGCGATGTACGCCGATCACTACGTTGCCGAGTGTGTGCTGGTGGGTGGTGCTCGGCGTGCTGCTCGGATGGCCACAAAGACTTGGCGCGACAAGAACGTGCTGGACTTCGTGCAAGTCAAGCGGGGAGGGTTCTTGTGGAGCTCAAACAACTCCGTGACGGTGGACGACGAATTTTGGGAGATGGTCAAGTGCGATCCGAACGACTTCTTCCGCAAGTATGAGACGCAGGAGTCAGTCGAGCTGGCGCGCCACGCCAAGCAAGTCTTCAATGCCCTGTGTGAGGCTGCTTACCACGACGGCACCGGAGAACCCGGCATCATCAGTGTGGACAAGCTGACCTGGAGCGACGAGGGTGCGGAAGTTCTCATGGATGGCAACTTCGCTGGGTCGGAGCGCTATCAGCTGGAGCCGGCAACGCTGACGCTGACGCAGGCTTTGGCGCAAGCATGGGCCTCAAGTCAGTACAAGACGATCACGAATCCCTGCGGTGAGATCGTCCTGGGTGCTCTGGGCGGCTACTGCGTGATCGCGGATGTGGTTCCTTTCCATGCGGGGAGTCGTCACGGCAAGGGTTTCGATCAAGTGACGAATGGCGAGTGGGATGACGACGCGGAAAGCGCCTTCCGCACCGCGACTCGGGCACTGATTCGCACGAACTTGATGGATTCGCTGTATCGCAAGGAAGTCAAGCGCACGAACCGCATCGGTGTTGGCATCACGGGTCTGCATGAGTACGCCTTCGCTCGATTCAACTTTGGTTGGAAGGACATTGTTGACGAGGAGAAGTCGAAGCGCTTCTGGCTCACACTGTCCCGCTTCAAGCGCGCCGTTCAGGATGAAGCGAAGAAGTACAGCGAAGTTCTCGGTGTGGCCGTGCCTCACACAAACACAACCATCAAGCCAGCAGGCACTACTTCCAAGCTGTTTGGACTGACCGAAGGGGCTCACTTGCCGTCCATGCGCGAGTACCTGCGCTGGGTGCAGTTCCGCAACGACGATCCGTTGATCGAGAACTATCGGGAACTTGGCTATCCGATTCGCAAGCTGAAGACCTACTCAGGCACGACGATCGTAGGCTTCCCGACCGTTCCGACGATCTGCTCACTCGGCATGGGCGACAAGCTCGTCACCGCAGCCGAAGCGACTCCTGAAGAGCAGTACCAGTACCTTCGCCTTCTGGAGAAGTATTGGATCAGCGGCGTCGAGGAAGATGGTGTGACGCCGCTCGAGGAGCGCGGCAATCAGGTCAGCTACACCCTGAAGTACGATCCGAAGAAGGTCTCCTTCGAGGACTTCAAGCGGACGCTGCTTGATGGCCAGTCGAGCATTCGGTGCTGCTCGGTGATGCCTCAGATCGACACGACAGCCTACGAGTACCAGCCTGAGCAGCCTGTGACCAAGCACGAGTTCGAGATGATCCTGGCTGCCATCAAGGATGCTGAAGGGGTCAAGCAGGACGTTGACTTCGCTCATGTGGACTGCAGCAGCGGAGCTTGCCCGATCGACTTCAACAAGGCGTGACAGAGTTGGGGGATAAGTCAGTGATGACTTGTCACCCCTGCTGAATCGCTCTATGATTCAAAAGACGCGAGAGGTTTCGGTGGGTTAGCGCCGCCGAGTCGAACCTCCTAATGTTGTTGAACAACACTGCTTCATGTGAAAGCCTCTTGCGTCACTTGGGTTGGAAGCATCAATGGTGATGCAACGGACTGTAAATCCGTCGCTCTTAGGAGCACGCCAGGTTCGATCCCTGGACAACCCACCAAAAGCCGCTTTAGCTCAGTTGGTAGAGCAATCGCCTTGTAAGCGATAGGCCGTCAGTTCGAATCCGACAAGTGGCACCAGCATTCTCAAGCCCGCCTTTGCGGGCTTTCTTTTTCCCTGACCAACCCCTCGATCTCAGTTCTATACTGAGTCAGTCACCGCTGAACAACTTACGGAAGGAGATAGCGCGATGATTCCCCACCCAGAAGCAGTCAAGGCTGCCGAGCGTTCCCATGAGCGAAAGATGGAACGCGCCGCGATGAAAGCCTTTGTTGCTGACGCACAGGCTGACGGCGTTCAATTCGTCGAAATTCATCCTCAGACAGGCCATCTGAGTGATCGCAAGCCAACTCGGCGAGGCAGCATGACGATCGCTTTTTTGCCACATCGTCGGAATCTGGTGGAAATCTCCACCGCGATCTGTCATCCGAATGATACGTTTTGCAAGCTGACAGGGCGCTATGTAGCGGCTGATGGAATGAGCGAAGGGCGAACCATCATGCTTCGCAAGCCTAGCTACATCACCATGCCCACAAAGGCATGGCTGAAGACCGTGTTCTACACCTATGGCGAGTGACATGAGCATCACGGCAAGAGTCATTGAGGACTCTGTAGCTATGGGGCACGGAGTTCGCCTCACGACGATGCAGTTGCGGTATCCGCGATTCATTCACTCCGAGTTCATGACTCATCGGGTGTTTAGCCGCAACGCCAGCTCATCTCGGGCCATTCCTGTAGCCAAGATGATCGAACAGGTCCGCAACGATCCGGCAATGCCGATTCATTGGGGCAAGAACCAGCCAGGCATGCAGGCCAATGAGGAGCTGCAGGGTGACGAGCTGGCGCTGGTTCAGGAAGGTTGGCGTAGCGCGGCTCGTGCGGCAGCAAACTTTGCTTCCGACATGGCTTCAAACAACGCTCACAAGCAGATTGCCAATCGCATTCTTGAGCCGTTTCAGTTCATCCATGTCATCGTGACGGCAACCGAATGGGAGAACTTCTTTGATCTTCGGGCACATGCGGATGCGCAGCCTGAAATTCATGAATTGGCCGTGCAAATGGCATACGCCATGTCGCGCTCACAGCCGCGTCTTCTGGATATCGATGAATGGCATTTGCCATATGTCACCTGGACAGAGCGCACTCGGCATGAAGTTGATGTGTGCCTGAAGCTGTCGGCTGCTCGGTGTGCTCGCGTCTCCTATCTCACTCATGACGGCGCTACGCCACTGTTTGAGAAGGATATGGAGTTGTACGAGCGCCTGGTTGGCAGCAAGCCACTTCATGCGTCACCCATCGAGCATCAAGCCACACCAATGTTGGACAAGACGATGTGGTCCGGCAACTTCAGAGGCTGGCTGCAGAACAGGCAGTTGGTCGAATCTACTTTCAATGAGGAAAACAAGTGAATTTCAAGGAATACCAACAAAAGGCTCTTCTGACCGAGAGCAAGCCGTCGGAGCTCAACTTTGGCGAGATTGGGCTCCATGTGATGCTCCAGATGGGCATCTATTCGAGCGAACTGATGAATCTTGCCAAGCGCACGATCTTCTACGGCAAGGAGTTTGACTCTGAGAAAGCTCGGACGCTGGCAGAGAACCTTGCGGGTTTTGCCCAACTGATCTACTCCCTTAGCGATCACTTGGCAATTAAGGGCGATCGCGTCAACTTTGAAGAGTTGCCTGCTGAAGCCGAATCTGTTCGTCCTGAGAACGTCAATCTGCGGCTGTTGCACTCGGCAATGGGTCTGTTTACGGAGTCGGGCGAGGCGTTGGAGCTTCTGCGCGATCAGCTGGAAGGCAAGCCCTTCGACAAGGTGGGCTGGGGCGAGGAAATTGGTGGCGACATCAGTTGGTATCAGGCGCTCGGACACGATGCTGCCGACACTGATGAGGATGTCGAGCGCGAGAAGAACATCCGCAAGCTCGAGCTTCGGAACAAGGGCAAGACCTTCAACGCCGAAGCCACCATCAATCGCGATGCGGAGGCGGAGCGGGCGATCCTTGAGGGCAAAGCATGATCGGTCTGTGCGGCGCTCACAGGTCAGGCAAAACAACTCTGGCCAGGGCATTTGCGAAAAAGGCAGGAATTGCTTTCGTCGAGACTTCGGTCAGCTCCATCTGGAAAGACTTCGGACTCGATCCTGCAGCGGAGCACGACTTCGGAACAAGACTGATGATTCAGGAGGAAATCCTGAAGCGCATCGATGTCAAGTTCGCTGAATACTCAGGCAAGGAGTGCATCACCGACCGTACTCCTCTTGACATGGCAGCATACACGTTGGCTGATGCCATCGGCAACCGTGTACCGCCTGCAGTCCAGAGTCGTTTGCGGAAGTACGTCGAGGACTGCTTTCAGAGCGCGAATCGGCGTTTCAGCATGATGCTCCTGCTGCAGCCTGGCATTCCACTTGTGGACGAGCCAGGAAAAGCTCCACTCAATGAGGGCTACATTGAGCATTTGAACAGCCTGATTCTCGGCCTCACGGTCGATGAGCGGCTGCGCTGCCCACACTTCTACATGCCTCGCGGCATCGTGGACCTCGATGAGCGACTCAACGCTCTGGAGTCGGCCACACAGCGGGCCAAAGGCCGAGTCTTCGCCGAAATTGGCGAAGCGGTGAAAGCAGGGCTGTTGCGCTTTCACTAAGGGAACTGAAAGCGGGATGCACTATTCCCGCTTTCAGCTTTCTATACTTTGAATGTCGCAGATGTTGCGATTTCAAAACCAAACGGCCATGTCAACAACCAACTTCCTGAAGCGATTCTTGAGCCTGTTTAGCAAGCAGGACATTTCGAACGTCAAGCCCTCTTCGATTACATACGCCAAGAAGCCGAAGCGTCGTCGCATTCACAGCCACGCTTGGCTGAGCAAAGCGATGGCAGACATGAATGAGCCTGGCGTCTACTACGTAGAACCTCCGAAGACCATCGGCCTTGACTACGCGCAGACCCTTCTCTGTCAGCGCCTGAGAACTCGCTTCGGAAAGGGTCGGTACAGCACGAATCGTGAGGCGACTCTCAATCGCCTTCGTGTCTACATCATCGCCAGCTGAACATGAGCGGCGTTCCTGTTCTTCAGGACGAAGTCAATCGCAAAGCGGTGGACACACTGATCTGGCTGGGGATGTCTTTGCATCACGGCAAGATCAGTGTGGATCAGTTCTCCACTGGCGTCGATGCGCTCTTCATGGCGGTGTCTGGCCTAGTGACGGACAAGGACTGGCTTCAGATGATCGGCGAAGCCCAGTACATCATTGAGAACGAGAGGAAGAAAGCATGATGCGTTGGGCAGGCACTGTCGCCTACTTGATCGGCATGCTGCTGACCTCCCTGAACGTGTACCCGGCCAACCTGTTCTTCGGCGTCCTGGGAGCCTCCATGTGGATGGTGGTGGGGCTTCAGTGGAAGGACAAGGCATTGATCGCGGTGGAGTTCGCAAGTGCGGCAATTTACGCTTTCGGCGTTCTTCGCTGGGCCTATACTGTCAGTCACCAGTGACTGTACCGGAGGAGCCATGTTGGACATTTTGTTGATCAGGGACCACGCCCAGGCAGCGGCCGATGAGGGTAAGAGCAGCGAAGCCTGCCCGTTCGCCGTGACATCTAGGCATGGACTCTTGTGGCTCGATTACTACCACTCCCGCGTCAGGTGGCTGTCGGGAAAGTTGTCGGCTCAAGTTTCACAACCCTAGCAAAGGAGATGTTGCAGCATGAAGCAAACACAAGTTGTCCTATCTGCACTAGAAAAGGGACCACTTACATCAATGGAGGCGTTCGTGGAGTTTGGCATCACGCGACTTGCGGCTCGTGTAGATGAGCTTCGAAAGGATGGTGTCAAGATTCACACGGAACGCATCAATACAACAAACAGGCTAGGCGGCCATTGCTGCTATGCCCGATACCACTTGATCAGTCATGCGTGACGTAGTAGGAGAACCATGAGCGCTTTTTCGTGCCCAGTTGTGCGAGTTCGGATCGAGCCGCACCCAAATGCAGACGCCATCGAGATCGCTCGGGTTGGCGACTATCAGTCCATCGTCAAGAAAGGACAGTTTCAGGATGGCAGTCTTGCCGTCTACATCCCTGAGCAGTCTGTGCTGCCTGAGTGGCTGCTCAAGCACATGGGCTTCTGGGACGCGATGAAGGGCAAGGGCGGGCTTAGCGGCTCACTGGGCAACCGAGTACGGGCTATCAAGCTGCGTGGCGTGCTATCGCAAGGCTTGGTGCTGGACATGGAGACAGCCGAGACCAGCGTGGGCAATCCACTTCGGTCGCTGCAGGAGGGTGAGGACATCGCCTCGTACTTGGAAATCACAAAGTACGAGCCTCCCATTCCTTCACACATGGCAGGAAAGATCGCAGGCGTCGATCTGGCTGCAACCCTGAATTACGACTTCGAGAACATCAAGAAGCATCCGGACCTCTTTGATCCTGATGAGCCAGTGATGATCACGGAGAAGATTCATGGCACCTTCATGCAAGTGGGTGTCGTTCCATCCAACATGGCCAACGATCGGTTCTACAAAGGCCGCGTGATCGTGACAAGCAAGGGGCTGGGTGCAAAAGGCTTCATCCTTGATCACACGGACGAGACGAACCTGTATATCCAATGTGCCAAGAAGCACGGCCTTCTTGATGCTGCACTGAGCTACTTTGGCGATGCTGCCAATGACTGTGATGTGCCGTACTTCGTCTGCGGAGAAGTCTTCGGCAAGACGAACTCAGGCGCAGGTGTGCAGGACTTGACCTACAACGGAGAGAAGCTCGCCTTTAGGGCGTTCGATGTCTGCGCTGGAACACGGGGCAAGGAAGAGTTTTTCGACATGGGCGAGTTCCTCGAAGCTGTTCGCCAGCTCGGAATCGAACATGTGCCAATTCTCTACGTCGGACCTTACTCAAAGGAGCGTGTCCTTGAGTACACCGATGGATCGACTTTCCTGTTCGATGTCCAAAACTCACATGCCGCCCACATTCGTGAGGGTGTCGTGATCAAGTGCGTCCGAGAGTCGCGGCACCCCCGACTTGGACGAAAGATTGCCAAGAGTGTCAGTGAGGCATACCTGTTGCGGAAGAATGCAACGGAATTCAACTAAAAGAGGAGTAATCGTGCCAGATATAAGCATGTGCTCGGGCGAAGGATGCGAGAAGTCGATTGACTGCTATCGCTTTCGTGCCATTCCCACCGAGTACCGTCAGTCCTATTTTTCAAGACCGCCGCTCGATTGGGAGACTGGTGAGTGTCAATACTTTTCGCCAGTTCGACCGGGTGATCGGATTCGCGACATCGAGGACATCAAATGATCGTCATGGGTGTCGACACTGAGACTACGGGTCTCGAGCAGGAGAAGGGCCATCGAATCATCGAAATCGCTCTTGTTTCCTACGATCTTGAAAGCCGCAAACTGATGGATCGCTACGTTCAGCGAATCGATCCTGAACGTCCGATCGACTCGGGCGCTCAGGCGGCACATGGCATCAGCTACACGGAACTTGTCGGCCAACCCAAATGGGAAGATGTCGCCGAAGAGATCAACCGCCGACTTGGCGGTACTGATCTTCTGGTGGCGCACAACATGGGCTTTGACGGTCCCTTCATCGCAGGAGAGCTTCTGCGAGTCGGTCTTCAACCGCCCAATGTTCACTCAGTCTGCACGATGGAAAACGCTCGGTGGGCATGCCCCGACGGTAAGTTACCTCGTCTAGGCGAGCTCTGCTTTGCGCTTGGTGTCGGTTATGACCGCGCCAAAGCTCATGCTGCTGAGTACGACATCGAAGTCACGATGGCTTGCTTCTTTCGCGGCCTGGATCGTGGTTTCTACGAACTGCCCAAGAAGTTGAAGGGCATCAACGAATTCAAAAACTGCCACGACGCACCAGGAGCACCAGCATGAGCCTTGAGTTTCATGGATACGAAATGAAGAGAGAGCCAACGATGTTGCCGACTCCGAAGGAGTTCTGCGTCGAGAACAATCCCAGTTACGCTAAGTCACTCGTGACAGGGATTGTCTCTCCTCTCTTTCATCTGCCTCAGATCATCTTCTTTGGATGTTTGTGGCCGTTCATCACCGCAATTGGCAAGAGCATTGCCTATATCGGACTGTCGATGTATGCGGGATTCACAGGCAGAGCGTCAGGCTACCGTACTACGGAGGTTAAGTCGGTCGCCATTTCGCAGGCAGATCGCCAGAAGGCGGTCAACAGAATGTTGGAAGGCTCTGGCTTTGTGGCGGTACCAATTGAGGCCATCACTGAGCCGACTTCCGAGAAATGATTCCTTCGCCATGCAGCAAGCGATGCAAACCAGATTGGAATGCGAGCTTGTGTTTGTCCTGTCGCCGAACATTCGAAGAGATCGGTGCCTGGAACAAGCTGAGTGACGAGGCCAAAACTGTCATATTGGAGCGAATTAAGCATGGATCAAATTCAGACGATGCGCCTGGCAATGCAGGCGCTGCGTAACGGAGCTCGAGTCTGGGATGCTATGGACATTCTCGACGCAGGCATAAAGCTAGCTCAGGCTTCGGGAAACGATGAAGGGTTGGCGATCAAGGAGTGGTTCGACAAGACAGACTGGATGAAGGGTACATACGAACCCAAAGAGCTTGGCTTGCATAGAGCCGATGTCCTGAAGCAGAGAGTCGATCGCCTGCAAGCGGAAAATGAAAGGTTGCGAGAGGCTTTGCGTCTCATCAGCCTTGCAGGCCAAAACAGCATGAGCAGCCGCAGAGAGTGTGGAGCTTTAGCGCGGCGTGCTTTGGAGCAAGCGCCTTGTGACATCGCCGAAGATGGCGTTTGTGAGACGTTGGAATGCTGTAAAGAGCAAGAGCAGTCTCGGCGCGAATGGCAGAGCTTGACAGACACGGAGCGTGCGGCAATTCAGTACGAGAGTTTCAAACGCGGACTGACCCCTCTTGAGTTCATGGAATTGCATGAGGCCAAGATGAAGGAGAAGAACGCATGAAACCCATCACCATCGACCGAGCCGTGATCCAGCAGGCGCTGGAGGCGTTGGAAAGCCTGTTCACGTTGCAAGTGGACTATGCCCGTCCCAAGCAATGCGGAGACGCCATTACCGCCCTCCGCGCCGCGTTGGAGCAGCCGGAGCAGGAGCCAGTGGCGTGGATGCACAGGCACATTGAAGGCAACGTCATTACGCACAGGCCCGCCGACTTGGATAGGCACCCCGACAGATGGACATTTCTCTACAAGAACCCGACGCCATGTGAAACCTGTCAGGCGCTGGCCCGCACTGTGATGATGGATCAGATGGGGGCAGCATGACCCAATGGAGAAACATAACCGGAGAAGCAGAAGACGGTCGTCTTGTTACGCATGTCGTTCCTGTTGCTGACTTGCGTGAACACTCGCTCACCTCTAAATGCTGGTGTGACCCAGACCTTGATGAGTGGTATCGGGTTGCCACGCACCACAGCGCCGACAACAGAGAAGCGTTTGAACGCGGGGAAAGGAAAGCATCATGACCACACTACGCGAAGCCGCCCAGCAAGCTGTCGCGATGCTGAAGACGGGAATGCCAGAGTACGACGCTCACGATGTGCTGGAGGTGCTTGAGGCCGCGCTGGAGCAGCCGGAGCAGGAGCCGGTGGCGTGGATAAGCCCTGCGTCTGAGTCAATGATTGGCAAAACAGACGAGAACGGTTCGGCGTATCACATCATTACGACCAGCAAAAAGACGGCCAACAACTCAGTCCCCCTCTTCACCTACCCACCCCGCCGCGAGTGGCGAGGGCTGACGGAGGAGGAAATCATTTCGCTGGCAAATGAACCGCGATGGCCTGTAGGAAATAGCTACGTTGTGCCATTCGCCAGAGCCATCGAGGCCGCGCTGAAGGAGCTAAACCATGAGTGAACAACCCGAAGCACTGCGGCTGGCTACCCAACTTGAAAAGTATTGGGGCGCAGAGAGCGGCCACGACCGCGAACGACAAGCCGCCGCCGAACTGCGCCGCCTGCATGCGGTGAATCAGGAACTGCTGGAGGCGTTGAAGTTGGCGCTGTCTGCGCATGGCGTGCTTCTGCTGAGCGACCCCCCGCAAGATGCTTGGAAGACCTACGGTGTGGAGCAAAAGGCCCGCGCCGCCATCAAGAAAGCGGAGGGGCAAGCATGATTCGTCTTAGTTCGCCGCACAGCGGCACCGTCCAGTACGTCTCTCCGCAGGCCATAGCCCGCGTCATCGAAGCAGGCGCATCCAGTCAATGGCACGGAATCCGCTCGATTGTGAAGACATTCGACGGCGCGACCTTGGAATGCAGCGAGACAGCGCACGAGATCAACGCCGCGATCGCCAAAGCGGAGGGGCAAGCATGAGCCGCGACGACATCATCCGCATGGCGCGGGAGGCTGGCGACGTTGAAATTGACCGTCGTGGCCGAGAGACTTTCAGCTACGACAGCTATGGCCTGGAACGCTTCGCCGCCCTTGTCGCCGCTGCCGAGCGCGAGGCGTGTGCGAAGGTGTGTGACCAGAAAGTTGATGCCGAGTACGCCACGGGGAAGGTTGACCACAACGAGATGGGATGGACGCAGGCTTGCGCCATTGCCATTCGCGCAATGGAGTAAGTATGAACAGGGATAACGTCGTCAAATTGGCGCATGAGGCGGGATGTGCGGTGTACGAGGGCAGAGATATTGCCCCTGCACTGGAACGCTTCGCCGCCATCATTCTCCAAAATAAACGGTCTCTTACAGATGCCGAAATTGGCGCAATTTGGTTTGAAGCCAAGATTCCTGGTCTGACCGAAACTAATGCCAGACTGCTCATTAGGGCAACTGAGCGCAAGATCAGGGAACTTCAATAGCCAGTATTTCTACTCCTGATTCGTTGCGACAGAATTATCAGATCGCAACACAACAAGGAGCGTCATATGCGGATTCGCAAACTCGCCGAGCCTCTCAACGACAAAGCTGAGGGTTATTGCGGCGGCTTTCCCTACACCACCGAACTCGCCGGACCTGACGGCGTTTCCATTCATTTCTGGGTTGGCGCTCAGACAGTTACGGAAGAGATGCTGCAGGCCGCTCTGACGAAGGCGCGCAGGGCGCGAGATGTCGTCTGTGCCAGCTGGAGCGAAGGCATGCCCATCAAGTTCTGGGCGCATCAGGACATCAATTGAAGGAGCGCACATGACGAGCAAATGGAAATGCCGCGAGTGTGGCTCGATCAACGTCCAAATCTCTCTGCCTACGTGGTATCGAGAGTCCCAAGATGGCGATCTCATGCTTGTGGATACTGACTACGAAGCCGATCCTATCTACTGGTACTGCGAGGACTGCGATACGTCCGATAACGGCAGTCCCGCTTTTGCATTGAGGTAAAGATGACCTACGCACTACACATCCGACGAGGAACTTTGGTTATTACAGACCCACAACGCCGGTGCTACAACGGAGCCTATGCCTCGTCGCATATGGAGTGGTCACCCTGGGAGTTGTGGATCAAGGACTTCACATTCGATACGTTGGAGAAGGCTGAATACACGGCCAAGCTGTTCTGCCGCGAGGATCAGCAAGTCAAAGCTGTGGAGCTTGAGTGAACATCTTCGTCCTTCACCGTGAACCGGCCATTGCAGCGCAAATGGCCTGTGACAAGCACTGCGTGAAGATGATTCTGGAAACGGCTCAGATGCTGGCCACTGTCATTCAGGCCAATGGCGGTACGGCCAAGTACAAGCCAACACATGCAGGCCATCCCTGCACGATTTGGGCAGGCCAATCGGCTCACAACTTCGCCTGGTTATGGCATCACGGCCTGGCGCTGTGCGAGGAGTACACCTTCCGCTACGGCCGTACTCACGCCTGCCATGAACTGTTCGAGGGCGAGCTCCGCAAGCTGCCTTCTTCAGTACCTAAAGCAGGGCTGACCACATTCGCGCAGGCAATGCCTGAGCAGTATAAGCACCCTAATCCCGTCATTGCCTACCGTCGCTACTACCTGGGCGACAAGGCGCGTTTTGCCAAATGGACGCTACGTGATGAGCCATTGTGGTTCACCTATAAGCGTCCGGAACTGGAGGTTTGAAAGTGATCTACTTCGATAAGGTTGGAAACAAGATTTCTCCAGCCAAATGGCATGAACTTCGTGCCGACCACTCCTACACCACTGTTCGTGAGTTTGCCAATGAAAAAGTCTCCATTCGAGTTATTTGGCATGGCGCTCTGACACTGGGTGAGTCGAAGTCATTCAGGGACACATGGCCACTGTTTCAAATCAGCGTATCAAATGCCAATGCGGCTGGTGAGTTCAAGCCTGACCCCGTTCTGGACTGCAAGACGTTCCCTTACGAGAATATCGCCATTCAGGCATACGAGCACTTCCTTCTCCAGTGGTCGGAATGCAAGGTGAACGACAGTGGCGAGTTTGAGGAAGTGGGTAACGAGCTGACACCGCCTCCGCCACCAAGTCCCGACATCCCTACCTCGACGATCAGGGGTACGGGTACGGACCTGATGGTGTGGTGAGGAGTACGGGAGCAGCTCTGTATAGGGCTCTCGGACGGTGGCGCAGCCACTGTCGGCTATTACAGGCAAAGTCCTAGGCGTTTGTCCAAAATGGCAGCCAAGACGCCCAAGTCCTGAATTATCCTGAATTATCCTCAGCAGGATAATTCCTCATAAAAGTCCATAAAAGTACCCTGCGGCCGCTGTTGACACTCCTATGATCCAGCGGTATTCGCATGCGCGCTGGCGCGCATTCTTGATCAGTTCCTGCTCGGCACGTTCCCTACAAGGTGTCCTGCGAATACTGTTGTAACTCCTATCCGTGAGGTTGATACTTCAACCATCGACAAACCCGCTGATGGAAATGAGAGCAAGGCCCAACATTCAAGTCTCCAAGCAATTTGCTTGTAACTCCAAGCCTGTGTCTCTACAGTTCAATCATCGATTTATCGATGCCGTTCAACCCGCTCACCAAAGGAGTTTTTCCATGAGCAAGCGCAAATCCAAGCAGCAGTCCGAACTGGACACCTTCTTTCACGCACTGGGCGTGGTGGAAGCCCCCACAACCGATGACGCTCTGTTGGCGTCGATGATCGGTGATCTCAACCTGGACGACGATGGCGAACTGCCCGAGCCGCCCAGCGAGATCATCGTGCCTGTCGATATGCTCTCGGGCGATCCGCTCGAAGCTGCGGTGGCAGACATCGAGAAGGCAGAAGCTGTTCAGGCTCTGTACGAGGAGCAGGACTCTGAGTTCGAGACTTCGGAGGCTGACAAGCCCTCGACCGAGACGGTCGCCGACTCTGCTAAGCCCGCGAAGGTCAAGAAGGAGCGTGCTGCGAAGGCTCCCAAGACCACTCGCGTCACCTCCATCACGCATCAACCGGGCGATCGTCTGGTGGCGATGCTCGGTGCCGACTACAAAGACTTCCTCGTCTTCTACAAGTCGGACGACACGATCGCTGCGGAGACTCGCGTCGAGTCCTTCGTGACCGCCATGAACGATCGCGAGGCGATTGCCGATAAGGTCAAAGACAAGGCCGTCATGCTGCTGACTTGGCTCAAGGCTGGCAAAGATGTCTCGGAGCTCAACGAGGTTCTTCGTCGGGCGTTCACGGTTCTCTTCCGAGACGGTGAACTGACATCGGGCAAGGCGGGCAATCTCCAGACCGACCTGCTGTCCAAGCCGTACTCACCGGGTACGTCGGCATCGCAGGCGAATCAGATGTTCATGCTGTTCCCGATTCTCGGTATCACCCAACGCGAGAAGGGTCGCATGGTCGTCAATCCGGACAGCACCATCGCTGAGGCGATGAAGATCAAGCTGGGTGTCGCGGCGTAATTGGGAGGGGCTTAGGCCCCTTCCTTTTTTGAGCGTGTCACGTTGGCGCGCTGAAACAAGGAAGGAACCTATATGGAGGATGGAATCATGGATGCTGGCACAGCTTACTTGAGCCTGATGCGTGAGCGCAATGCCTATCGCGACATCGCCCTGCAGATGCAGATGGCGCTAGATGCGATCCGCGCTCTGCACCCTTCTGACACCGAAGAAGGCTACAACGAGTGGGGCGAAGCGGAATGCTTCCATAGAGCTCAGCGTATCGCCTTCGACACCCTCAATCAACTCAACAAGGAGTATGGAAGTGGACCTCTCGATTCTGGACAAGATGTCAACCGAGGCGCTGCAGGCGATTCGAGATCGGACTCAGGACTTGCTTCAGGCGCGTTCGCGTAGTGTTATCAGAGTCGGCGCCTTTGCCGAGTTCAAGGACAAGAATGGCGTCGTGCGGACTATCCAAATCACTCGGGTCAACGCCAAGAGCGTCACCGGGTTGGAAAACGGCAAGCTCCGCTGGCGCGTCAGCCCTCAGTTTCTGACAGTCAGGACTTTGCCAAGCGCTCCCGTGATAACCGCCGAGCGCCATGTGCCCAAGACCGAAGCCACCGCCGTTTGGTGACAGTAAGGCGCCTTTTTGGCGTTTTTTGGCTTCAGACCAAAATTTCCTAGGACTTAGCGGTTCTCCCTAGCGGCGACTGCTGCGCGACACCAGCACACGATCTAGGACTGCGGTGTTCCTGCCATCAGAACGCGCTACAAGCGATTTCCAAGATGTCGGTAATGGTGAGGTACCACCGACAAAACGAAACCAAGGCCAAGGTGTTTTCGTCGGTTTGCCCTAGGGGCTTCCTATAGCACTTTGTGCTATAGGCCGATAAATAGGAGATTTCAACTCGCCTCTGTGAACTCCCTGCAAAAGCGCTTCAAAGTCCTATAGCGGCTCGCAACAATGAGTCATGTCGCAAACACGGCGACAGGCACAAGCGCCATGCGCTTCATCTCAAGGAGTCACAGTATGTGGGACAAGGAAGGTATTCAAAGGCTATTAGCCGAGAACGACAAGGCTGTCGTTCGGGCAGTGGCTGCAATCTATGCGCGCCAAACTGCATCCGAGCAGAGCACAGAGTCCACCGTTGAGTCCAACGGTGTCGGTTTCAACTACGCGGATGCTAGGCTTGGCACCTACTATGGGCAGTACATCGCTCGTCGGGGTGCCTTGACTGGCCATCATCTTCAGAAGGCTCGTCGGATGATGATGAAGTATTGGCGTCAGTTGGCTGAGATTGCGAACGCCAAGCAGCCGACTGTGGTCGAGCCCAAGATCGAAGCTGCTGGCTTTCGTCCGATCGAACCTGACGAGGATGTTGGCAACTACCTCGAGGAGAAGATGATTCACGACGAGATGGCCGCTGCAGGCATGTTGGAGACCACAACTCCGCGCCCTGCTGATTGGGCTTGATCTCGGGAATCAGTCACGGGTGACTTGTGTTTCCTGCAAGCGCAAGTCACACTTCACTTGTCACTTTTGACAGCAAAGGAGAAACCATATGGGTTTGGATATGTATGCGTACAGGATTCGCCAAGACATCATTGGCGATGCTCAAGTGGACGTTGACGTCAACGATCTCGTCCTGAAGGCCAGTGGCTACACGACGCCCTCAGATGAGGAGTTTGAGAAGCTCAGCGACGAGGAGAAGAAGCGGCACTACGCCGAAGTTCACAAGCTGATCGACCGGGCGAAGGAAGACGGCATCTTGGACACTGACTTTGCCTACTGGCGCAAGTTCAACCACCTGCATGGGTGGATGGAGGAGCTCTACAGGCACAAGGGCGGCCAAAGCGAGTCCTTCAACTGCGACACGGTTCGCCTGATGCCAGACGATCTGGACGCGCTCTACGTCCTGGCAGCCAGCAAGGCGTTGGCACCGACGCAGGGCTTCTTCTTCGGAAGCTACGAGCCCTTCAACGACGACGACAAGGGTGAAGTCATCGACTTCATCCAGAAGGCTCGCTCGGCCATCAGGGACGGTTACGCCGTCCTGTACTCATCCTGGTGGTGATTGGCTGCTTTATTGGATAAGTCACAGGCGACTAACCTTTTCCTGGGGTCGCTTGTGACAATTCACTGTCAGCAATCAACTGTGAGGAGTTTCTATGGATTGGATCATCACCAAAGACAGGACTGCGGAGCCGGATGAGGCCTCATTCGCAGGGCGAGGTATGCGCGATGGCGTATTTCATATCGGCCTGCAGCTTCAACAGGACGCAGATGAGTGGCGTAAGCAGGAACTGATCTTTCAGTTCCAACTGCTCAACGACGATGGCGAAATCGACCTCGATGGCGAGTGTGGCGACATTCAAAACGCCTACGAACTCGACGCCTTCGCCCCTCTCGATTGGGCGTCCGACCTGATTGGCTGCACCGAACTCCGTTTCAGACTGAAAGGATCAAAGCAATGGCAAACCCTGTGAACGAACACAATTGGACAACCAAGAGATTCCACAGAACCATGCGTGAGGCGTTTCCAAACGATGCTAAATATGCCTGCGCTATCGAAGTCCACAAACCGTTTCGGTGCCTGGACTTTCCCATCTTTGCCGTAGTGACAGGACTGGCGGCTGTGTCCGCAATTCTCATGATCCTCGCGAGTTGACGCATGGAAACTTCCACAAAAGCCACGTTTCATAAATCCTGCAACTGCCATATGTGCAGGCTTGGCAGGCAGCATTTCGACAGGAATCTGAATGAGCGGAAGCTGCGTAGGAAGTCAAAGAAGCAACTCCTCGACTATCGGCTCAAGGGCTCAGAAGATGTGGAAATTCATCCTATCTCAAGCCCCTTCACGGACTAAATCCATGTTTGAAGCAATCCTCGTGTGCATCCTGTACGGAATTCTTGTAGGAAATAGGAAATGACTTCAGTGCCAAACAATGCTTTGAGGCTACTTAGGATCGAGGGTGATCTTGTTGCCGTCTATGAAGGCAGGAGGCGTCTGGCCATCTTTGCGGGTGCCAGGCAGTTGGATCGAGAGTCAGCCGAAACTCTGCGGCTGACGCCTGAAGCAACTATCTTGGCGCAGCCCATTGAGCCTGTCGAGAACCCAACGGCCGCTTGAAAGTGTCCTGCTAAGTCACTTGTGACTCCATGCGGCGAGCGTCAGAATCAATCATCGCAATCAACGACAAAGGAGTGACGCGATGGAAGTTCTCAAGGTGGGCGATACCGTCATGTGGCGCGGCAGTTGGGGCAGCGAACCTGCCAAACGCGCCAAGATAGTTCGTATGGAGCTGTGCAAGGCCGAACGCGACAAGTATGGCGTGGAGGTCAGTAGCGCCTGGCTCACGGACAAGAATCGCTTGTGCGTGGACCTCGACAACGGGTCGTGGGCCTATGGCTTCCAAATCGAACCGATCGGGAGCGCGGCATGAATTTCAGCCAAGACTTCAAACAAGCCTACGTTGACGAGCTCCTGCATCAGGTGCATCACCGAGCAGGCAATGAGTGGCCCTGGCTCGAGGAAGACGAAATGGTGGGCTCTGTGTATTTTGTGGAAGACAAGGAAATTGTCTACTGCACGCCCGCTGTTCGCCAATACCTTGGCGGTGAGGAAGTTCCTCCCAACGACAACTGCCCAATTCAGTTCTGTCGGATCAGAGAGGAGAGTGACTCCCACGAAATGACCGAAGTGGACTACTTCCTCACTTACAACATGCCTTATGACTTGGCGCGATATCAGGCGCTTGTAGGGGCTTACAAGCAAGGAGCTTTGGTATGAACGTCCGAGCTGAACTCGATAAGGCAACGGAGCCTGTTGTCACCATCTCCACCAGCCACCTGTCCGAAGCCACAAAGGAGTGGCTTAGCAAGGACTTGCTCAGGCGTGATGGAAAGATGGCAGGTATGGAGTGGGACTACGGTTGGATGTTGTTCGTAGGCAATTGGGATGAGGATACCCCTGAAGATTTGGCTTGCATCCTCAAAACCTGCAACGACTACGCATACTCCTGGGTCCGATTCGACTGCGATGCGCCTGCCTGTCGCGCATTTCCGGAAGCCTCGTAGGAGACTGAAATGACCACATCGGACAGGGTCTTTCTGATAGTTTTGGCCATCTGTTGCCTCGCCCTTTCCACAGTAATTGGCAAACCTGGCAGTTACTGTGGAAATGTGGAGTTTCGTCCGGATGCCACTCAGCATCAAAAGGACGAATGTCGAAGGCTGAGGCCTTGATCAGCCAGGAAACCTTATAGGGGATGTCGAGCTTGCGCTCGCTATTCCTATTTTCGCAAGCGACAATTATTTGTCAGCAACTTATACCCTTTGGGGCTTTTCCCATGAAAAAGAAACGCAAGCCAACACGCGCTCAGCAGGAAGCACAGGCTTCTTTTGACGCCATGATTCGCAAGTGGGCGAATCTACCAAAATTCGCGCACACTAACAGGCCGAATGTTAGCGTCCAAAAACCTGTTACATCGCCTATCTACCCGCCAGGGCGCGAGCCTCAAACTGTCATCCGACCCTCCGAGTCGTCGTTCCAGGACAAGTGGGTGGGCGGCACCAAGCCTGTACACAGTCTGCGCTATACGGGCGACAAGCTCGTGGGTATTGGCGTTATGCACAAATCCAACTCAGTGCCTGTATTCAACTCGGATCAGGCTGTCGAAATCGCACGTATGCGGAGGGGCTGATGCAGCCAACACACGAAGAGAAATTGGCCACCATGCGTGGCGAGGACACGGGCTGGAACTACCGATTTCAGGTGCCTGGCCCTTCCCCAAATATGTGGAGTCACGAGGACTGGATTCGCTACATTGGCGACAACTGGTTCCGAGTGCCTCGCAAGGACACCAACCATGAAGACCGAACCCCTGAAAGTACCGATCCCGAAGCCTCGTAATCCCCTGGTTGCGCCTTCACACCGTCGGAAAGCGGGACCACATAAGGATAGGCGCGACAAACGCCGTAAGCCTGACGTAAGAGAAGATCAAACTCATGAATCCTGAAGAACTCCTGGCCAAGATCAAGGAGCTTGGCAATTACATCGACGTTCGGATGCTCGAGGACGAATCGATCGTCGCCATTGGCGAGCTGATGTTCACCCGAGCGATCTACATGGATGTGGATTTACTCGGCTGGGGCAGGCGCTTCTGCTTTGAGAACCGAGATTTGGCCGTTGTGGAATATGCCAAGCTCCAAAACGGTGACATGGAACCTCAAGGGTGGATTGCGAGGAGATAAACATGGGCTACTGTGATCCTAAAGCCATTCGCAATGGCAAGGCCTGGGCTGATGTCGTCAATACGCCTGGGTTCATGCGTGGGTGTTTGCCAGGGAAAGTGAGTGGAACCTCACCAAACCCTGCACTCGGTCGAGACAATAAATCATCGCAAAACGACATGAAAGGAGATTGCGATGGTTTCCGAAGCACGCAGACAGGAGTTGGCTCGCAAGGGCTACTTCATCGAGGACATGGGGGTCGAGTACGGCCTTGAGTACGAGGGTCAGTTCCGCTGGATGAACAGCCGAACGAACGAATTCCAGGACTACGAAGCGTCCTACAGCATCAACGATGCCTGGACCGCAGCCGACCTTCACGATCAGGAGGCAGCATGAGCGAGGACAAGCGCACCCAGTACCTACGAGGAATTGCAGCAAGCGCTCCTGAGCGCCAGGTTGATCCTCGCAACATCCAGCATCGCCTCCTGCACACCATCTTCTACGAGGTGGCCAACACGGAAGATTGGCGAGCTCCGATCAACGTCCTGGTGAAGATTCACCGTACAGGATCGATCACGCTCGGCCTGTACACCGACGCCATCGAATACTTCACAGGAACCAAGCCGGCCATCTTCATCGTCGAGGATTGGCAGGAGGCTTCCGACTTCGCAACCTTCCGAATCGTCAGCGAAGGCTATCGACTCGGCCCCGCAGGAGCTTGACATGCTTGTCAATGGAATTGGACCGATCGATTGGGCGCTGCTGCGAGAGCAAAAGCGTTGGCTCCTGGATCAGGACAACCAGTACGCCGAAGGGCTCGTGATCCTGCTGGATCACATTGGCGATTTGGCTGTCGAGCAGGGTTTCAGTGAACAGGAAGTCTTCGACGAGGAAATTCTCCTATGAAGCACGAGCAAATCCAACAACTCGCCGACGATGCTTTGGACGCAGCCTGCCTCCATATGCAGAACCAGCTCGGAATCGACGATGGCGACGTAGCAGGCATCTACTTCAGTGGAAATGTCCAAGATGCAATTCGCCAAATCTTCGAGGGCTACATCAAGATGGAAACCGCCATGAGGAGCAGGACAAATGTCCGTACCGAAACTCCTGCGTGAGCAGATTCGCCAATACGAACGTGAAGGGTTTACGGTGGAGAACATCTCTCGGGCCGCCAGGCACTACAAGGTGAAGTTCCACCAGTTCCCCGAACCACAGTTCCTGACGGCCAACACGACCGACTTTCGTGCCTACAAGAACAATATCACCCGATTCAAACGCCTGACTGTAAGCCAGGAGAAAGGTTCGAAGCCCCGAAACGTATAGGCAAGACACCTCCGAGTTATCAGATCAGTCACCCGTAACGTATTAGGAAAGGGTAAAACTACCATGCACGGATACCCCTCACCGAAGCCTGCTGAGCAGTACCGGAAGCTGCAGGAGCTGGCTCTCAAAGGCAAATTAGGCGCTTCGAGCGCAGATGGATCATGCGTCTATGAATCCAAAGGCAGCTTCTGCGCGGTTGGAGCTCTGTTCAACAAAGCCCAACACAAAGACCTGAAAGCCCGCGACCTCAACACAAAAGGCATCGGCTTTGTCGCCCACCAGATCGGAAAAAAGAACCTCGAGGCCGTCACTGGACTTCGCCTGAATGAGCTGGTGAAGCTGCAAGGCCTGCATGACGAAAACGCCTGGCGTCTGTCGAATGGCGATCAGTATTCCATACGACGATCGGAGTTCTTCCAGTACCTTGAAGAACGCCAAAAGTAACGCAAAAGGCGTTATAACTTGACCCTATAACCCCACACAGCATGGGGTTATTCCACAAAGCCATCAACCATAGGCGCTAAGTCCTTGATTTCAAAGGACTTTCCTCAAATTGCAACATCGAAATGTTTCTATAAGAGTGCTGGCCTACTTGTAACCCAAGTGTATGAAAACGACATAGAAAACTACTAATTTCCAACATCAGGGAAGACACAGGCCAGAGCTCACAACGAAGCCGGAAAAGCAAAGAGTACACCGACCAACACCAAGCACAGGAAATCGCTCAAAACGTCAATAAACGAACCGAAGCCTAAGAAGAACAATACGGACAACAGGAACAAACAGGACAAAGACAAGAACGAGGCCAACAAGGACAAAGACAAAGATCAGGCCAAGAACAAGAACACAGGCAAAGAAGACAAGTATGTCAAGGAAGATACAGAGGAAGAAGAGGAGAAAAACAGGCAAAAGAAGAATAAAGGAGAACAGGCAAAGGGCAACAAGAAGAGAAACAAAAATGGGAACAAAAATGGGGCGGCAGTTGTCCCTTCACTTTTCCACATGCCATAAAACTGGCCTTGGCAACGAATTCCCCTACAAGGTTCCCAACAAACTGCATTGCACACCCTACCTCCCGTCATCACAATTGAATCGTGCAAGGTGCACAACGAGGAGTTCAACATGGATGAGATGCAGTTTTTGCTGGCCGATTCTGAGAGGGATTTTGCCTACCTGACCGACAACCTGGAAGATCAGGAGTGCTTCGAGCGCCTGGTCGAGCGCTTTGAGGAGCAACAAGATTGGCAAGATTTCCGATGATTCGCTACCTTCTTCTAGGTTTAGCCATGACTTTCGCGACTTTTGGGCTTTCCGAAGCGGTTGGAAAGCTCCTTGAGACACGGGAAATGATCTGGCTTTTGGCTTCTCTGGGAGCCGTAGCTGTCCTGGGAATGCTGCTTTCCCAATGTTCTCGGGAGTAGGAAAAGCCAGGAACCGAGTGTCGGGATGAACCGGGAAAGACCGGCAAATCCCGACACTTCGTATATATGTATATGTAAAGGAAAGAAGAAAGGAAAGAATGTTTGCGGGAAGTTGCCGGCTCCTAGGGGTACGGCACGGCTCCTGTAAGGACGATAGGAGCTCGGCAACGAGGTACGGGAAGCCCCGAGTGGCCAATCGCCGTCAAAGGTTCCTAGGCCTGCCTAGGCCGAGGTTGGAAGCTCCTATAAGGTTCCAAGGCAAGCCTAGGGCGCCGTATAAGGATGGCTCCAAGCTCCTATAAGGTTCCAAGGCGAAGTGTAAGGATCGCCCTATAAGGTTACGGTCCAAAAAGTATCTCCCTAGGGAAAAAGCATGGATTTGCCAGGCCGTTCCGGTTCCCATGTGTAAGGTTGGGAACTTGCAATGTCTCCTGGGAAAGCTGTTGCACCTCCAAAAGTGGCACATCACAATACAGTCACTGGGTAGTGATTCTGCTCCCGGTGCTCTTTCAATCCATTTTGGAGGCCATCATGGCAAAAAAGTCCGTCTCTTCCGCCCCTTCCGCTTCTTCTGTTGACGCAATCGAGGCCGCTCAGGCCGCTTTACTCGCGTCCATCAAGCGCCGCATTGACAACGCGCCCAACGACAACCAGGCGGAGAAGCTCTCGGCCGAGTTCAAGTTCTTCGAGGGTGCTTCGGGGGCTCGTATCCTGAGCGCAGCTGCTGCCAAGTACGAGCTCGACATCGGAGCCCTCGCTGCTCAGGTGGCCGTGCTCAGCAACGAGGACAAGGATCGCTTCCTTGCGGTCTACGCCCTCCAGAAGGTGCGCAAGGCACTCTATGCCCTGGCCAACGACCTTCGGAGCTTCTTCGATGGGTACACGAACTCCATCCTCTTCAACATGGCGAACCTGCAGGCCATCAACAACAAGGAGGCCAGGATGAGCCTGTGCAAGGCCATCGAGTACACGGAGCTGGAGCAAGTGCAGGCCATTCGTAGGCTGCTGAACTGCTCGGAGGGTACGGCTTCGACACAGGCCAGCAGCACTCGGATGATGCTGCGGGCTTTGGGTGTCGCCAACGTCGTCAAGCGTAAGGCCGGTGACTCGATCTCCTTCACCGAGAGCAAGGCCGCGCAGGGCATCTTGGCGATGTACGCGACGAAGGCGTAATCAGGGGGCTGCAAGGCAGCCCAGGGAGCGTCAGCTCCCTTTTACGGGTACGGCTGAGCCCTAGGCGAGATCAGGATCAGGGTACGGCTGGACAGCTGTACGGGTGAGTAGGAGTACGGCTGTACCGAAGTAGGCCGGTATTCCTAGGCCTTAGCAGGCCACGGTAGGGGATTGCAGGCCACTGCAGGAGGTAGGCCTTTCCTAGGCCAGCCTAGGCCGCCGAAGGACTTCAGGCCACCGCAGGCATTCTCAGGGCAATAGGCCGACTCCAGAACATCTGAGAAACGCCAAGGAGAAAACGTAGGGCCGTTGCAAATTGCCCTGCAAACCTCTCACAGGGAGCTTTGCAGGAGACATGCACCCCCACCATCAAAACCCAAAGATGGCTTGCTGTAATGAGTTTGCTGCGATGTTGCAGCGGTTCTTTCGGAGAGGTGTATGGTCCAAGTCTCGCGAGTTTCTGTTTTGCTCCTGAATACCGACGACATGGGGAAGTTTTACTTCGCCAAGTCTGACGCCGAGCGTGAAATCATGGCGCTGGAAACGTTACAGGCAGGTGGGTACCAGTACGTCAAGGGCAGCATCATTGTGGAAAGTCTGTTTCGCAAGGATGCTGCTGAGGAGGTGTTCGACTTGACCAACAATCCAAGTCGTGAAGAGGAGCGTGAGCTGCTGTATGGACGTCACCGCAGCGTGTCCTCAGGTGACATCGTGGATGTGGACGGTTCCAAGTTTCTTTGCCTACCTGTTGGTTGGCTTCGCTTGGCGGCTTGATGGGTAGATGAGAAGCCGACCAGGAGTCGGCTTCTTTTGGAGCTGTTCGCTTCCTAGGGATGCCCAGGGGTACGGCTGAGCCGAAGAGGACTTCGGGAAGTTTGGGTACGGCAGGGTCGAAGAGGGTCTTTCGGAGTACGGCGGTCTCGGAGTACGGCTAGGGCGAAGAGGGCCTTCCTAGGGCTAGCGCCCTCGCGGGCCAGCCCGCCTGGCGGCCATAGCGGCCGCCTATCGGCCCGTCGCCGCCATAGCGGCCTGCTATCGATAGCCTGGCCCTACCGCCACGCCGTTTCCATAGCGGCTCCCTATCCTGGGTCTCCTATAAGACCCAAGATGTCTCCTATAAGACCCAAGACCCGGGTCTCCTATAAGACCCAAGACCCACGCCATAGAGGCCCTCCATTACATCATCGGCCCCATTGTAAAATTTCATCGTCGCGCCGTTGCAACATGCTGCAAAAAAGCGGTTGCAGCATGCGCCACCATGTTATGATTGCATCACTGCGATGTTGCAGTGTTCGATTCTGAAAGGTTCATCATGAACAAGGTTCAAAAAGCCCTCCTCGCCGCCCTCCAGACCCGCATCGATTCCGCGCCCAATGCGAACCAAGCCGAGAATCTGTCCGCAGAATATAGATTCTTTTCAGATACTAACGCCGGTATTATTATCGACAAAGTATCTCACATAATCGATATTAATAAACTCGCAAAGCAGATTGCAATATCTGAAAAGTCTAATTCTGATTTTATCGCAGTATATGCTTTGCAGAAAATTCGTAAAATGATTTATTCGCTTGCGAATAATACTAAATCATATATTGACGGTTATTCTAATTCGATTATCTTCAATATGGTCAAATTGAATTCTGAAATTACTAATAAGTCTGCACTTGTTGCATTATCTAAATCGGTCGAATATACCGAATTCGATAAGGTGCAAGATATTAAGCGCACAATATCTGTTGCAGTATCTACCGCATCCACTCAAGCATCATCCACCCGTCAAATGCTGCGTGTTTTGAATATCGCCAACGTTACCAAGCGCAAGAATCAAGATGAATTTACTTTCATCGATTCTGATATTGCAAAACAAGTAATCGCATATTATCAGGTATAAATAATAAGGTGCGGTATATAATATAATATACCGCACCTAATATAAACCACATTCGAAAGGTAATATCATGGTATATATAATCGGTGCGATTCTGATTCTCTGCGGTATATTCTTTATCTGTGAGAATATATATATTCGAAGAGAATATAATAAATACCTGAAGAGATAATATACTATCGAGAAAACCAAAGTCTTAGGTTTTCTCTATCGGTGCGGGAGCGCTCCCTTCCTCGTTCCGACCCTCTCCCAGACCCCCTTATACGGCCAGGCCCGAGTCTCCAAAGACCATCCTTATAGAGCCAAGCTCAGAGTGCAGAATAGCGTCTTTGTAGAGCCGAGCCCGACCTTGATGCGGGCGTCCTTACACCGGCAAGAGCTCACTGACGCTCTTTGAGCGCCTTCAAGAGCAGATCGAGGTCTTCGGCTGAGAACTTTGACAGTTCCTTGAGCACGGAGGTCTTGCCAACCTTGTTTGAGGTCTTGGCATCTTGCTTAGCCTTGATCGCGGCTTCGAACTCGGGCTTGCCCTCGCAGACCTCGAGCAGCGCCAGAATGATGTGCCCTTGAGAGAGCTTGTTCTGGCGAGCAAGTTTGGCGATTCGCTCCTGTATCTCGGTTTCGAGAACGATGGCGGAGCGCTTGGGTTGGTTGGTGACAGACTCACTCATGACTTTCTCCAGTTATACAAATGCAAAATTGCATCATTGCAAGAGTATAGTCTCTTGCATGTTATAAGCAACAGTGAAATTTAGGCTATTACTCTTCTCCCCGAATGAACCCAATGGGACGACCAGTTGGCTCTTCTTCCTCTTCAGGTTCGGCTTGACTCTGGTCCAGAAGACCATACGGCATGTCCTTCAGAAAGGCAATTCCCAGAAGCACCAGCGGGTTGGACGTTGCAAACAGTGCAATGAGTACAACGGCAAGAATTCCGACATTGAGAGCGAGAGCGTGGTTCATGTTGCGGCACCTTTCTGTGGCTTTTACGCAACTGTAGCACGCCCCTGTTTGGCAAGTCCCAGTTTTTCGAAGTCGAAGTCACTTCCATCTGCAAGAAGGTTCTCGGCAAAGCCTTCAGTACCTTTGATGATGCTCAGGCGCTGCAGCGAATGATCCTTCAGGTAGCGGTTGTGCTCATCGAAGAAATCCACAATCAGAGCAATGTTGGGACCGGATTTTTTGGCCCGAAGACCGCGACCGACCCTTTGACGAAGAGCGACTTCGGCCTTACCACCGCCGGCAAGAATCACCATCCCCACAGCGGGAACGTCAACACCGACGTCCAGAATCGTAGAACCAATCAGTACCTGAATTTCACCATTGGCGAGCTTAGAGAGCGCTTTCTTGCGCTCGTCTTGGTCGTTCTCACCGTAGATGAACGCGGCGCGAACACCTTTAGCTTTCAGAAGCTCAAGCAGCTTGTGACCGTGGGCTTTCTGCTGGATGAGCACCATCGTCGACAGGCGGTGACGAGCTGCTCGTAGACACTCGGCGACAATCAGGCTGTTTCGCTCTTCGTTTTCGACGATTCCCAGACGGTACGCAGCTTGCCAGGGTGTGCCTCGCAGCAGGTTCTTGGGCTTGGAAGACAGTTTGGCAATCTTGAAGATGGGTCGGGCAAGAATGCCTCGATCGATCAGCATCTTCTCGGTGACCTTGATGCCGATGGAGCCGAACGCCGCCATCAGGCGCATGTTCGACTCTTCGTCTTCCTTCATGAAGGGCGTGGCGGTGATGGCCAGGCGGTAGTGGGCGTTCTTGCAGTGGCGAAGAATCTCGTAGTAGCTATTGCCGGACGCCTCGTGGGCTTCCTCACCGATCACAAACTCGAACTTGGACAACAAGCTGATCGTCTGGTTGCGAATCGCAGTCTGGCGATTCTGCTCTTCAACGGAGTCGTCTGGATCAGGCTCGGCCAGTCGTGAGACAAGAGTTTGCACCATGCCGACGCTCATCTTCTTTACAAACTGGCGACCTTCGGCGTCAGTGTAGCCGAACTGACCGTCTCCCAGTACCGAGCAAGCGATGCCAAGGTCTTGCTCAAAAGTTTCCTTCATCTGGTACATCAGGATCGACCGGGTCGTCAGAAACAACGTCGGGCGGTTGATGCGCATGAAGGCAAGACGAGCGATGCGACTCTTTCCACCACCCGTTGCGACCTGAGCAATCATGGAGCCGTACTTCACCAGCCTATCGACTGTCTCCATCTGATAGTCATAGCGAGGGTCGTCGGGAAACGAGTCAACTCGAGGCTTTTCTGGCCCCTGGGGCAACGGAAGCGGTTTTCGAACGCGGTTGACTCGATGACCTAGACGAGTCAGGTGCGCCGCTACGTAGTTGACGAAGCCCGCAGGGAAAGTCGCAGCCCGAAAGTCAAAGAAGCTGGATCGACCATCCCAGCTGCCGCCTTTGAAAGCGGCAGTGTGCTCGGCACCTTCAACCTTGTAGGATAATAGAGATTGCACCCGCAGCTTTACCTCTCTTGAGGATTCATGCAGCTTTGCAACCGTGGCGTTGTATGCCAGCGTAACCGGCTCGTGATTTGAGTGTTCCATTGGCTGTTGCCAAGTTCTTATATAAGGATTATAGTTGCCTCAGTCGTGACTTATACAAATACCGTGACCAAGATCAAAGTTGAAACTCTACCGCCGAGTCAGTTGCGGCCAAATCCCTGGAACACCAATGTGGTGTCGCCGGAAAACCAGGCCAAGCTCGAAGCCTCGGTCAAACGCTTTGGCATGTTCAAACCGATCGTGGTTCGGCAAATGCCTGATGAGACTCTTCAGATCATTGGCGGTCAGCATCGTTGGGAAGCGGCAAAGTCACTGGGGTTGAAAGAGGTTCCAGTTGTCAATCTTGGCGTACTGAACGACAAAAAGGCAAAAGAGATTGGGCTTGTTGACAACGGTCGGTACGGAGCAGACGACACCCTACAGCTGGCAGGCCTGCTGGAAGACATCGGTGTTTCCACCGAAGAGCTTGCCAGCTTTATGCCGTTTTCCGAAACCGACATCGCATCAATTTTTTCATCTGTAAGCATATCGCTGGATGACCTTGATCTACCTGATGATGCTGAAATTCCCAAGACGCCGGCTACAAAAGCCGTTCAGACTCATCAAATCATGCGCTTCAAGGTTCCGGTAGACGATGTTGCCAAAATCACAGAGATGATCGAGCGGACCATGAAGGAGCAGAGGTTTACGGATGAAGACTCACTTTCTAATGCCGGAAATGCTCTGGTTCACCTCCTGTCAGGACTCTACGACTAAAGGTGATGACATGGACAAGTTTCCTGAGTGCGCCGAGTGCATCAACAAAGAGTTTGACCCTTTTCAATGCGAATCCTGCGAGGATGCTTGCAACTTTGAGCCTTACGATGAGGAATATGAGCCAGAAGACACTGCGGAGTCAATGACCATCTCGGAATTCAAAGATTTCTGGAGGAATGGACGATGAAAAAGAAGACTGACATTCCTGGCCAGATCACCGTCTGGGACATTGACAAGGTCAAGCCCTACGAACTCAACGCCAAGATTCACGACTCGAAGCAGGTCGAACGGATTGCCAAATCGATCTCGGAGTTCGGTTGGGATCAGCCGATTGTCGTCGATGCAACCGGAACCATCATCAAAGGTCATGGCCGTCGCCTGGCCGCTCTAAAGCTGGGTCTGACGCGCATTCCGGTCTGGGTACGCGACGACCTGACTCCCGAGCAGGTTCGAGCCTCTCGCCTGGCAGACAACCGAGTTGCAGTCAGCGACATCGACAGCAGCATTCTGCAGAAGGAACTCGAAGGTCTCGAATATGACTTGAAAGGCATATTTGATGAGAAGGAACTTACCTTCCTAGAGGAAAATTTAGGAGAATTCAATGCAAACGCTTTTGTCGATGACATTGAGGTCGAAGTAGGGCGCCAAACAGAAGAGACTCAAAAGACTGTCGAGAGTGCGAAGTCGAAAGATGTTCCAATCGACAAAGCTCTGGGTTTTAAGATGATCAAAGGCAGCCAGGAGCGCCATGTGGCTGCTTTTATGGCCCAAATCGAAGAAGAAACTGGGCTCGAGGGTGCAGACGCCTTCGTTGACTTCATCCAAAAATTGCTGGACGAGGATCAGTCATGAGTGACGTATACATAGGCTTACCAAGAAAGATCAGAGTTGGCCAATACACGTTTCGCGTCACTGTCGGTTCGGAAGAGAAGTACCCCGTACTCGAAGGAAATGACGGCGTGACCGATTTTGGTCAGTTCCGCATCTACCTTGGCGACAAGCTGCACCGACAGCGTGCCATTAACGTCGTTCAGCACGAACTGACTCACGCAATCAACTGGGTGTACGGCGTCACTGATGGCTCAGAAGAAGAGCACATCACAACGCAACACACAAATGGACTGATCGAGCTATGGGTAAGCAATCCAAAGGTATTCGGCTGGTTTGCCAAGAGTTTGCGAACGCTGAAGCGCGAAAACGCGCAGGAGGAGACTGAGTGACCTGCATATCGACAATCTGGATGTGGCTGCTTGCCATGTCCGCCATTCCCGGCATTGCTATTACCCTGCTGATACTGCTGATGCTCTGGGAAGGCGCCTGCATTTTTATCGATGACTGGCGTCGAGCTCGGAGGCGTCAATGACACAGTACGTACTGGACAAGCGCTTCGTCTGCAAAGTCGATCGTTCTGATCGAGTGCTGGAGATCGCTGAGGCCTTCGGTTTGGGCCTGGATGACAAGGAATTTGTCGTCTTTGACAAGCAGGCTGTCGAGATTGAGCAAGGCGATGTCGTTTACATCACAGGGCAGTCGGGCTCAGGAAAGTCACTGGCCCTGCGCGAGTTGAAGAAGCAGATGTCCGAAGCGGGGCACCATATATCGGACATTGACGAGGTAACGCTCGATTTAACGCGCCCCTTGATCGATCAAATTGGAAGCAATACAGCCGAGGCGCTCACGCTTCTATCAATCGCCGGACTGAACGACGCCTACCTTTTCGTTCGCAAGCCGCAAGAACTCTCCGATGGTCAGCGCTACCGCTTTCGCCTGGCTAAGATCATTGAGTCTGGCGCAAACGTCTGGGTCTGCGATGAGTTCTTGGCGGTATTGGATCGAACCACGGCCAAGGTCATTGCATTCAACTTGCAAAAGGTGGCTCGCAAGATGAAGGCTACTTTGATGGTAGCTACAACCCATACCGACATGGTTGCCGACCTGGCGCCAAACCTTTACATCAACAAACGCTACCGAGAAAAGATCGAAATCGTTCGGTCCCCGGAAGGCTACAAGGAGAACCCATGAATGACATTGAGCAGGAAATTCAAGAAAAGAAGCTGACCGCGCCGCGCATTACGCCGGCGGACATCGAGGCCAACATCGTCAGCGAGCATTACTTCACCGCCGCAGACGGCATCGACGGTTCTGACAAGGCCGCCGAAATCCCCGACGAGTGCGAACTGCTGACCTTCTGCGTCCTGGTTCTGCGCAACGGCTTCATGGTGACTGGTGAGTCGGCCTGCGCCAGCCCGGAGAACTTCGACGCCGAGATCGGACGCAAGGTGGCCCGACAGAACGCAGTGGCCAAGATTTGGCCGCTGATGGGATATGAGCTGCGAACTCGCCTGGCTCAATAAAGATGACCGAAGACAAGGAAACTTTTGAGCAGATGGTTCTGCGATCCTGGAATGAGGAGGCAGGCGCCAAATCGTTCGTACTGTTCAGCTCACCCGATTGCGCTCCATGCAGGCGCATAAAAGCCACCATTGAGTCGCTAGAGGATGATCTGGGAAAGATTGTAGGGTTCGTCAACGTGTACCACGCAGTCGCAGCCGCCTCTCAGACCAAGGTCAGATCAGTGCCAACGCTGATTCGCTTTGAGCGGGGTCAAGAAGTGGCGCGCATAGTTGGCGAGACAAGTCGGCAAAAGCTCGAGGCGTTTCTTCGTGACTGAAGACATGGAAGTCATTCGCCGGCCAGTGCCGAGCAACCATACGCTCTCGCTTTTGCCGAACGTATACGTTGAGCGCGGCACTATCGAGGACTGGAATCTGCTCCACGAACTCCACTACAAGGCGGAGTCGCTAGGTATCGGTCCTCGCATCTACCGCTGCGTACTCAACGGACAAACAATCGGCGTGGGTGTCATGACGGTGCCCAAGATTCTGCTGTCCGGACGGAATGAAGTCTTCAGACATCTGAAGCCCAACACCGGAGGTATGGACTCAAGGTTGATCAATCGACACCGAGCGTACTGGATCAACGATCACGCCTGTACCAACTCGCGGCTGGTGCTGGACACCATGTACCGAGGCGCCGGCATCGCCTACCGAATGCAGAACATCATGATGCGAATGACTGGCTGCCAGGTGATTGAATTTCAGTCGTCGATGAGCAAGTTCAACCCCTTCGCTCAAAAGGCGGGCATTCGCTTTACCAGACCGAAGCGCAGCGCCAACTACGAGCGCGGCGTCATGTTCTTCCAACGATGGTTCATATCCAATCCGTCGGACTACATGGGAATCATGACGGAAATCAACGAGATGAAGCCGGCGGTGCGAAGTAAATGCGAAGCCGAGATGCGTAAGTTTTATTACGCCTGTTCGGCACTCGAGAAGACAGGAAATGCGCGTTTTCGAGGAGAAGATCGGCGCGACAACATGGAAGTCAGCTATCTGCTCAAGTCACTTCAGCAGCTGACGTTGGCTTCACCTCTGTACGGCGCATACATCAATCCCGACGCCAGCCCGCAAAAGGGAGTCTCAAAACTGCCTCCCCGCGTTCCAATCATCGCTTTCGACAACCAACCGCCGGATCAACCGCTGGACATTTCCAGGCTGCCGGCTAAGTACGTGTGATGCCATGCCTCTGACAAACAAACAACTCGCCCTGATCAACCTCCTGGCCAAGCGCAACCCCGACGGGTCAGCACTTGACCTGGACCAGATTTCTGAAGGGCTACCCTACAAGCCGAGCAAGCAATCGCTGCAATTTTCGATCCGAGCGCTGGTAGCCCACGGTCTGATTGAAAAGGCACCCTCTGAGAAGCGACGGGGCCGCATGCGATGCCTCATCGTTCTGACCCGAGCCGGTGAGCATGTAGCGGGACTGAAGTCAAAGTCTGAGCCGATCGCTGTGGACGAACAAACCGACGCTCTTCTTCAGGAACTTAGCGAGGCCTTTGAAGAAGTCTGAGCCGACCTGGGAAATCTGGGAAACCGGCATCACTTCGTATATAGATATATAGATATGACAGATTCAACAGATAAAGAATTGCGGGAAAGTACCGGCACGGAAGAGACCCGCCGGGAAGAGGCTTTGATGGTTGATGCCGCAATCATGCAGATGTTGAATCTGCGGTTTGAAGTCGCGGACGACATCATCAAAGTCTGGCCTCGGGAAATCGAAATCCCTGACGACACAAACTGGCTGACCGGACCTCGGTTTACACAAAGTGTTGTCGCCTGCCAGGACTTGTTTGAGGCCCTCAAGGTGGAGACAGAAGCCCTCGAAACCGACGGCGAGCATTTCGTCAGAGTGACGTTCCCCAATCACGGCGGGTTCAAGCTGGACGGCTCAAAGACGTACTGTCTCGAGATGGCACAAGCCATTGCACTGATGTCCACCCTGTACATCTTCCGCACGGAAAACGACGTAAGTCATGACTGACTTGACAATGTGTCGCTTTTTTGCTACATTCCGCCCGAGACTTGTTCTATCTCCTATGGGCGTTATCTCCACGCCCATTTTTTTTGACTGAAAGAGGCGCCTGTGAAAGAAGACAAGGTCGCCGCATCGGAAAAAGCGGTAAATCCACACGGAAAGCGACTTACGCCAAGCGAATGGGCTCGGGCGACTGCTTTGTGGCGAGCCGGAGAAGTAACACTAGAGGAGCTCGGCAAGCAGTTTGACCGACATCCACAATCCTTCGCCAAATACTTCGGACGCCGAGGTATCAAGAAGGGCGACAGAGCTCACCTCACTACCAAGGCGGTAGAAAACGCCGTAGAGCGTAAGGCTATTAAGGATGCAGAGCTGATAGCGGCTCGGATTCGGGAAACCAAGGAAGAGCACTACAAAATGGCCAGCGGTCTGGCCAAGCTCACTTGGGCTGAAATTCTTAAAGCCAAGCAGGACGGAGTTCCGCTATCGGCCATTCTCAACAACATCAAGACTCTGGATGCTGCATCAAGTGTCCTGCGCAGGACTCGAGAAGATCGCTACGCCGTGCTTGGGCTGGATCGTGCAGACGCAGTGGATGAGGACGACGTACCACAACTCGTAATCTCGGAACTGACGGCTGAGCAGATCGAGAACCTTCGAAAGCGTAACTTCCGCGAGCTATCAGCGCTCGACGGCATGGAAGTCGGCGACATTGATGGCTCTCAGGATGCTTCTGCTGACGATGATGACGATGAGGTGGTTGAGGAGTCGTAATGACACTTCGAGCCAACCTCACCCTGCATCCGAAGCAGATGGAGGTGTACCGCTCAAAGGCGCGGTACCGAGTAGTCGTGGCCGGACGACGCTGGGGCAAGACCGCGCTTTCGCGGGTGCTCATCATCAAAAAGGCGCAAAAGCCTAAGCAGAAAATCTGGTATGTGGCGCCTACGTACAAGATGGCCAAGCAGATTATGTGGCTTGACCTGCTAGATGCGATTCCACGCAAATGGATTCGAAAGATCAACGAGACATCTTTGTCCATTACGTTGATCAACAACACGCGAATCGAACTAAAAGGCGCAGACAAGCCTGATTCACTTCGAGGCGTGGGTATTCATTTCCTGGTGCTCGATGAGTTTCAGGACATGGCTGAAGAGGTTTGGACCCTAGTTCTGCGACCGACGCTCGCAGACACCGGAGGAGATGCGATCTTTATCGGCACTCCAAAGGCTTACAACTACCTGTATGAGCTGTACAAAAACGGTCAGAATCCCAAGATGGTTGCCAGCAACCTGTGGGAGTCTTGGCAGTTTCCGACCATTACCTCTCCATTCATTCCGCTCAGCGAAATCGAAGCCGCTCGACAGGACATGGATGAGAAGAGCTTCAAGCAGGAGTTTGAAGCCTCGTTCGAGACAATGTCCGGAAGGGTGTACTACCCGTTCGAGCGAAGCACTCACGTTCAAAAGTTGGAGTTCAATCCAAAGCTGCCCATTTGGGTTGGCATGGACTTCAACATCGACCCGATGTCAACAGTCATCTTTCAGCCTCAAAACAATCGTGAGGAGCTCTGGGCAGTCGATGAGATCGTTCTATTTGGTTCCAATACCGAAGAGGTATGTGAGGAGCTCGAGAAGCGCTATTGGCGCAACCAGGGGCTCATTGTGATGTACCCAGACCCTGCCGGCGGTCAGCGCCAGCATGCTCGCGGTGAAACCGATATGGACATCTTGCGGGAAAAGGGCTTCAAGCGGATCAAGTACCGTCGCAAACACCCAATGGTGGCAGACCGGGTAAATGCAGTCAATCGCATGCTACGTGATGCAACTGGAAAGATTCGACTCAAAATTGATCCAAAATGCAAGCACTTTATCAATGCGCTGGAACAGACAATCTACAAGCGTGGCACGCGAGAGGTTGATAAGACGTTGGGACTAGAGCACTCGGCGGACGCCGGCGGTTACTGCATCGAGCTTGAGTTCCCAGTTCGTAAGGTGGAAATTGGCGGGTTGTCAATATAAGGCGTTGACTAACTCAGTAGTGACGTATAAGATAGGAGCCTCAAAACATGGCAACTGTACTGAAACCAGGCGAATCCTTCGTCATTGACCCGGCATCTGCTGGAGGCTCAATTGCGCCGATGACGGACGATCAGAAGCTACTTCGACGCTTGATTGAGCGCCGACACCCCGACTACGCGGAAAAAGTAGCACATTGGGACTTTCTTGAAGACACCTATGAAGGTGGACGAGAGTGGTTTACCGACAACATCTTCCGCTACATCAAGGAAGGTGACACTGAGTTTGCAGACAGGCTGACTCGAGCCTACCGATTCAACCACTCTCGCGAAGTGGTGGACTTGCTGAACAAGTACCTGTTCAAGCAAAACATCCAGCGCAACGAGACAGATGCGCCCGAATCGGTTCGCCGCTTCTGGAAAAAGGCAACTCGCAACGGTCTGGGGATCAAAGACTTTTCGCGTCAGATTTCCAAAAAAGCGTCAATCTATGGCCGCATTGGTATCGTGATTGATACCAACAACGGCCAAAACGGCGAACTTGTAATAACAAAGGCTGACGAAAAGCGGTCTGGCGTATCGGTCTATGCTTACACGGTAGGGCCGGAACAGTTGCTGGACTACGCTTTTGACGAACAGGGCGCTCTGGAGTGGATTTTGATCCTCGAGAACGTGCGTGACGCCATCGATCCCATGAATTCGTCAGGCGACGAGAAAGAGCGCTTCAGGCTCTGGACCAAGACTGAGTGGCGACTGTTTGAAGAGGTCAAGCAGGGTCGAAAGAAGGTCGTTGTTGAAGTCGCAAGCGGCGTTCACGGACTGGGTATCGTGCCGGTTGTGCTGGCCGACAACATCATCTCCGACGAAGAATACTGCGCGCAGTCGCTGATTGACGAAATTGCGTACCTGGATCGAGCCGTTGCCAATTACCTCTCGAACTTGGACGCCATCATTCAGGATCAGACTTTCTCGCAGCTGGCCATGCCGGCGCAGAACGTGCTGCCGGGTGAAGACAACTACACCAAGCTCACCGAGATGGGCACCAAGCGCATCTTTCTGTATGACGGGGAGGGCGGGGCTCAACCCTTCTACCTGTCTCCCGATCCAAAACAGGCACAGATGATCCTGGCGGTGATCAACAAGATCATCTCGGAGATTTACCACACGGTCGGACTGGCAGGCGAGCGCACCAAGCAAGACAACGCCGTAGGTATCGACAACTCATCCGGTGTGGCCAAGGCATACGACTTCGAACGAGTCAACGCGCTTCTGGCAGCCAAGGCGGATTCGCTGGAAGTTATCGAGAACAAGATCACGGCCATTGTGGCTCGATGGAGTGGCGAAGACGGGAGTATCGACTCCGATCTGGTGACTTACCCTGACGATTTCGACACCCGTGGGCTGTACGACGAGTTTGACATTGCGGCTCGACTGATGTTGATTGGAGCACCTGATCCGATTCGTCAGGAGCAGATGAAATCGGTGTTGGACAAATTGTTCCCGCAACTTGCTAAAGACTTGCGGGCAAAAATGGAAGCGGAGCTGAAAAAGTGGCCGCCCGATCCGGCAGAACTGACGCAAAGTCCAGATGGACCCAAAAGCGCAGTGAAGCCCAAAACGAATCAAGGGGCAGTCGGCCCTGAGAACGGAGAGTAATCTCCGGCCGACAAGAGACTGTCGGTATTTTTAACTCCATGACCAAGCGAACGGTCGGAAAGGTTCTAGACGATGTTTCATCTAACACGAAATGTGGCCATGAAGTACCAAGCTCCCGAAAACGGGGGTGAAGGTGGTTCTGGTGGTGGCGGTGGTTCTGGAGACGGCGGTGACGCCGCAGCCGCCGCAAAAGCTGCAGAAGAAGCCGCAAAGAAGGCAGCTGACGAAGCGGCAGCCAAAAAGGCAGCTGATGACGCTGCCGCCGCAGCCGGCAACAAGAAGCCCACCGATGAGGAGGCTCGGTTGCTCAAGGAGAGCATGAAGCGCAAAGAAGCTCTTGACAAGGCAAATGCCGACCTCAAGGCTGCTCAAGAGGCGCTCAAGAAGTTCGACGGCATCGATGCTGATGCCGTGCGGAAAATGTTGGCCGATCAGAAGTCGGCCGAAGATAAGGCGCTAGAAGCCAAAGGCGACTGGGATCGTCTGAAGACGCGCATGGCTGAAGAGCACGGCAAAGAGATCACTACGCTGCAAGATCAGATCAAGCAATTGACAGAGGAGCTCGGCAAGACGAAGGGCACCATCAAGGACTTGAGTATTGGCACTCAGTTCTCTCAATCGAAGTTCATCTCTGACGAGTTGACACTGACGGCAGCCAAAGCTCGAGTGATCTATGGAGATCACTTTGATGTGGAAGACGGCAAAATCGTTGGCTATGACAAGCCGCGTGGCGCACAGAACCGAACAGCAATTGTTGATCAGTATGGAAACGCCGTTGGCTTTGAAGATGCGCTGAAGAAGATTGTCGAAGCCGATCCCGAGAAAGATCATCTGCTGAAGAGCAAGATGAAGCCGGGTGCGGGTTCGGATAGCAAGAAACCCAGCGGTGCTGTAAAGACGGAAATTCCTACTGATGGAATCTCAAAGATTGCCTCAGGCTTGAAAGGTTTGAAGGTATTTTGATTGCAAAGAGAGGTAAGTCACGAATGACTTGCCTTTCTTGGCAATATGTGTTATAGTTCTGCATCATCGGTGACTTAGAGCGACGTAAGAGCCGAGACATTGAATTCAACCTCTGAAAGGAAATGAAATGGCTCTTCTGAAAGCCGAAGCTGAAAAGCTGTCGAATAACCAGCTCGTCGCTGGCGTGATCGAGCAGATCATCGACCGTGACGACCTGTTCGCCGTGCTGCCCTTCTCGCAAGTGAATGGCAAGGCATATGTGTACAACCGCGAGAACACTCTGGCTGGCGCTGACTGGCTGGACCCCAACGAGGCGATCAACGAGAGCGCCTCGACGTTCACTGAGGTCGTGGCAAAGCTGCGTATCCTGGCTGGTGACGTTGATGTGGACAAGTTCCTGCAGTCTACGATGGGCGACACGAATGACCAGATGGCCATTCAGATCGCACAAAAGGCCAAGGGCGTTGCCCGTGCCTTCCATCAGACGCTCGCCAAGGGCAATGCGACTACGAACGCCAAGGAGTTCGACGGTCTGCCTCAGCTGGCTGTGGCCGCTGGTGGCACCCAGACCGTGACTGCTGGTGCGAACGGCGCTGCGCTGACCCTGACGATGCTGGACGAGCTGGTTGACGCTGTGCCGAACGGCCCGGACGTCATCGTGATGCGTCGTGGCACCATCCGTGCGTTCCGTGCTCTGTTGCGCGCCACTTACGGCACTGACGCCGTGATGCAGCAGCTGGAGAACTTCGGTCGCCCGATGCTGACCCACAACGGCATCCCCATCATCATGAATGAGTGGCTGGCTTCTGACGAGACTCAAGGTTCCTCGAGCGCTACTTGCTCGGTGTACGCCCTGCGTCTGAACGAGCTGGACGGTCTGCATGGTCTGTACGGTGGCGGTAGCGCTGGTATCGTGGTCGAGAACATCGGCACGGTGCAAAACAAGGACGCAACCCGTCTGCGTATGAAGTGGTACACCGGCCTGGCCCTGAAGAGCACCCGCTCTATCGGTCGCCTGAAGGGTGTGACCAACGTGTAAGTTGTGCATCAGTCACGACTGACATAAAATAGGGCGGGTTCAAAAGACCCGCCCTTTTCATTTGCAGGAGAGATAACGCATGAAAGTCAAACTTACTCAAGCTGGAATGGAGACATACAGCGGTCTGCTGGGGGATGTCGTCTTTCAAGACGGCGTGTCGAGCACAGAACTTAGCGCCGCACAAGTGGCTGCTCTTCTGAGCATCTATGTGGGTGAAATCATGAATGGTGAAGATTCGGAAGTTGCTGGCGCTGTCGTCGAGCTCGCAGGAGCAGCCAGTGCAGTTGTTGGCGAACCCGAAGTTGAAACAGAGGAAAGCGAATGAAGTTGCGCCTGACTCAAGCAGGGTTCGAGAACTACACCGGCCAGATGGGCGTGGTGTGGTTCGAGAACGGCCTATCCACAACCGATGTTCTGCCAATTGACGGCATTCGTATCTCGGCGGCTCTTGGAGCGGTATGGGATGACGGGTCAGCCGCAAACGTAGGTCAGATGTACCTCAACAACATGGAGGTACCTGCGTTCGTCGGCATGGCAGACAACCAGGCAAAGGCACCCGAACCCGTGGCGCCTGTCGAGACCGTAAAGCAAGCGCTGGGAGAGCCCGACGGCGGTCTCGTCACCTACACCGAGGAAATGCTGGCCAAGATTGCCGACGAGAAGGGCATTGGCGGCGTGCGGGAAGTGGGCGACAAGTTGGGAGTCAAGGGAACTTCCATTGTCGGTCTGATTGCCGCAATCCTCAAAGCTCAGGCATCTCAGCCTAAAGCGGAGTAACGGCATATGGCGCTCGACGTCTTTCTAGTCAACACCGAAGTCACGCTCGCCATCGATCTGGTCGATGACGCAGGCAATGCGCTGACTGTAGATTCGGTAGCCTATCGAGTCGTCGATCAAGATGGCGTAGTAAAGGTTGCCCAAACCAACCTCACCACGTTTACCGCTGGCGACCCGCAAGCGACTGTAATTGTGGCAGCCAGCGTCAATCAAATGGCGCTGGGCAACACCCGTGAGATCAGAAGCGTCGAGCTAATCTGCGACACCGAAAGTGGGACGATCGGCTTTGCGAAGACTTACGGGCTGGAGACTCTTGCGCCCCTAGTCACGGGCGCCAACAGCTTTCAGACTTTTCCGATGGCTGAGCTTACAGCGATGGATATGCCCAACCTCGACGGTTGGGAGAGCGCATCAGAGCAAAGCAAGGTTCGGGCGCTCATCGACGCTCGTGAGCACATCTGCCAGCTGAACTTCAACCTGTTGAACTCCAACGCAAACTTTGGCCAGGACCAGCTCGCATACGTTCCGGAAGGGCAATACCAGTCCTCTTACGTGGCGCAAAACAGCCTGTTCATCTTCAACGGCGATCTGGGCATTCTGAATGAAACTCAGTACGCCGCATTGCCAGACCGTTTCAAGAAGGCGTTGCGTCAGGCTCAGGTTGCTGAGGCAAATGCGATTCTGGGTGGCGACAGCAATGAATCGCGCCGTCAAAGCGGCATCATTGAAGATGAAATTGGCGAATCGCGCCAGAAGTATCGAGACTCAAAACCGCTGCAGCTGCCGGTATGCCGTCGAGCTCTCGGCTACTTGAGTGGCTACGTCACCTTTGCCAAGCGTATCGGTCGTGCGGGATGACTTACGATCAATTCGGCATCGATGCTCGGCGCGAGTATGACCTGTTCATATTTGCGTTGACTGGCCGATATTTGGCTCTAGTTGCTCCTGGAGTATCTCCAACTCCATTCTCGATCAACCAGTTGAAAAACTCTGGAATGGCGCTACGCCAGTCCTACCTTCAGAGTAGCAAGCTCTCTATTGAGGATTACGTTCGAGCCTACCCATCTGAAAAAGCTCAAGCGCTGGCAAGTGAATGGCAGGCAAAGATTGCTCGCTTCACCATGGAAAATATCGCCAGCTTGGTGTTGAAGATGAAGGGAAGAGATCGATCGGAGCTCAGCTTGTTAGGTAATGCGCATGGTGCCGTAGGTCGCCTTCTTCAGGCAAAGCTAACGGAGCCTCAATACGAGATAACCACGGCAAGTGGTCGTCGCTACAAGGCAAGCCCGTTAATGGAGGCCGAGGCTCGCGACTTCGCCTATCGAGTTTGGCTGGAAGCAAACCTGCAAATAATCTCGCAGCAGAGTGATTTGGCCGAGGTGGCTTATACCTCTCCGGAACACGAAGGCAATGGTCGCGTCTTCTCAATCTCAGGCCAAGATTCTCGCTTCCCTTCTTTCGCCGAGATCAAAGACCAAGTCTTCCATTACAACGCCACCGCAATGGTGAAGCCCCATGTTCTTTCCTAACAAAACCTGCATCATCAGCGTAGCTTCCGGCAAAACGGATGTCTATGGCCAACCTCTTCCAGGGCGAAAGGTGTCAGAAGGCTGTGCTGTTGTGCGGTTGCAACTAAACAATATAAAGACATCGGTTCGTACCGACAGCTCTGCTTCCCGAGGTAATGCAATGGAGCTGGTTACGGACGCTTTGTTGTTGCTGTCTCGCAACACTGTTGCCAATATTGACGATGTGATTGAGATCGAAGGAGCCAAGCTGCGAGTTATTTCCAAGCACCCGCGATATTCAGTGAATGGAAAGCTGGATCACTACGAGATTGGCGCAATTACCTGGAGCTAAACATGGACTTGATGCCGATCGCAAATAAGCTGGAATATGAAGGTTTGGGCGTACCTGGCAAGACGTTGTTCGTCAATTTCATGCCAATGGAATGCAAAGAGGGAATTTTGCTTCGTAGCCCATTGGCGGGCACAAATGTCGATCATGAGCTTCCGGGGTACTACAAGACCGAGTTTTCGCTGATTGTCAGGTCACATCAATTCACCAATGCTGGAGCTTTGGCGCAAGAGGCGATGACGACACTGTGCCTTGCCGAACAGATGCTTGATGATCTGTATATCCACTACTTGCGCCCCAAGAAACTACCTGTGGCTTTTCCAGTCTCTGATGGCAACTACTACGAGGTAATGGTTGTCTTTGAGGTGGTCTACGTAGGCGCAACCTATGGGCATTGAGTTTGGTGGCTTTGAGGAGCTACAGGCTAATATTCGGCAAATAGGCCCACGCGCCGAAAGAGCCGTCACGCGCCAGATGCGCTTTGAGGCGTATCGGATGCGAGACCTTGCACGCAAGTTTGCTCCTATCGATGAAGGCCCGCTCGAGGAAGCTATCGAAGTCAAGGAAGAAGGTGGCGGGCGCGATAGTCGAGGCAGATTTGCTCGCGTGAGTTACACGGTCTATGTGGACACCGACGCCTACGGCTCTCATGGTGCTTTCGTCGGCGAGTACGCCTACATCATGCACGAGCATCTCGCCCCTTATGGAAGTTACAAGCTCGGCAAGAGATCGCGTGAGAAGCAGTCTGGCCAGTCTGAGATGGTTGGGGGACGCTACCTGGAACGTGCGGCAGCCGAAGTTTCAGATGGCATCATGAATCGATTGATCGAAGTCACGCGAAGAGAGCTTTACTAATCTCTGGACTTTGCACAAAGTTTGTGCTATAGTGCGCCCTACCGCTGAAGTCAAACACGACTGACTTCCACCCCTTTGCAAAGGAGTTCCGAATGCCTTCCAGCACCAAAAATGTGAAACTTGGCGTCTGCCAAGTCTTCTTCGACGGCGTAGACCTGGGATACACCCAAGGTGGCGTCGAGGTCACCGTGTCTACTGAGACCCACAAGGTCAATGTCGATCAATTCGGCAAGAGCACGATCAACGAATACATTCTGGGTCGTGAAGTCATGGCCAAGGTGCCGATGGCCGAGACCACGCTGGAGAACATGGTTGCGATCATGCCTGGCGCTACGCTGACTCAGTCGGGTGGCACCGCCGCTTCCGGTACGATCACTTTCGCGACCTCCGCTTCTGTGGCCAATGACACTGTGACCGTCAATGGCGTAGTGTTTACCTGCAAGGCCGTTCCCGCGACAGCATACGAGTTCGCTCCTGGCGCCTCGTTCACAGCCTCCGCTCAGAACCTGGCTGCCGTGCTGCAGGCTTCGACCGATCCCAAGGTTGCCATTGCTTCTTACACACTGGCTGGCGCTGTGATCACCGTCAAGTACGGCTCTGAGCTCCAGTACGGTACGACCGGCAAGCAAGGTACTGAAGGCAACAGCTTCACGCTGGCAAAGAGCGGCACCAACGTGACCGTGTCTGGCGCGACATTGACTGGCGGCGTTGAGCCCACCTCTGTGTCTGTGGCTGTGAGCACCGGCATCGGTACCGACCTGCTGGCCGTTGCCAAGGAACTGCGCTTCCATCCGACTACCAAGGCTTCGACCGACAAGTCTGACGACTTCGCGATTCCCCTGGCGGCCACTGCTGGCGCTCTGACCTTCGCTTACAAGCTGGAGAACGAGCGTATTTACAACGTGGACTTCATGGGTTATCCGGACTCCACCGGCAAGCTCTTTACAGTGGGTGCATAAAGTAGTTCACAACTGACTCACCTGCTGTAGAATAAGCCTCGCCTAGTGCGAGGCTTTTTCATTTCTGGAGCTACAAGGAGTCACATGACGAAACTACTCAATCTGAACCAATTGAGCCCGAAGGAAGTTCGGGAAGTTCAAATTGGAGACAAGACCTATTCTTTGAAAGAAATGTCCGTCGAAGATTTCATCGAGACGACAAAAGTTGCTGAAGCAATGGAGAGTGAGACTTCATATGCCAAGCAACTGACGGCAACAATCACTCTGGTCAAGCGCTCTATTCCGGAGATTGACGAGACGATCCTTCTGAACCTGTCTTTGGAGCAACTGCAGGCTCTGACAGCATTCATTCGAGGCGCAAGTCCCGAAGAGCTGATCAAGCCTAAGGAAGAGGTCGAGCAGGGAAACGCTTAAAGGGCTTACCGCAAAGAGAGATCGACTTTGGGTTTCTCTTCTGCGAAGTAAGCCACTTCTACTCGATGTCTTATCGAGAGGTGTTGGAGATGCCGATCAGAGCGTTCTGGCTCATGAGCGGCAATGTGAAGAGAGTTAGAGCGTACTCGGATGTTCGATCGCTGACGGTCGCAGCGGCAGCTCAGAGTGCGGATGGAATAGAGGAGATCAGAGAAAGACTGGTTTTGGAAATCGGTACTGTGATTAACGAGCCGCCAACCGTAGTCGAGCGTGACGAAGCAGGGTTTGCAGAACTGAGAGCGATGGCAGCAGCAATGTAAGGAAGCGGAAAATGCTCGGTGGTGAAATTAAAGTCGTGATGACCCTGGATAACGGGCAATTCACGATTCAAACTCAGAAGTCTGGCCAGGTAATCAAGGAGCTCAAGCGTACCCTTGAGGACACTGCTCGCTCTACCAAAGTTCTCGAGCAACGCTTCACGGGTCTCTACGGCCGTTTTCAGGACTTGGTGAAGACCGCATCGCTGCTGCGGTATGCCCTGCACGACATCCATGATGTCTTTGCGGCTCTACCTGGGGCCATTCTCAAGTCGTCGGGTGAAATTGAGCGCATGACTCTCCTTATGGAGGGCTTGAGCAAGCAGACCGACTCGGCGGCTAAGCGAGCGGAGGCTCTGTCGAACGTCAAGTTCGTGTTCGACATGGCGCAGAAGAACCCCTTCGACGTCAAGGCGCTTACCGACTCCTTCGTCAAGTTCAAGTCTGCAGGGCTTGATCCCACCAACGGCAGCTTGCAGGCCCTTGTGGACTCGGTGGCACGCTTCGGTGGCACTTCCGAGGCGCTAAAGCGAGCCTCGATCGCGATTCAGCAGATGGCGGGCAAGGGCGTCATCTCGATGGAAGAACTGCGACAGCAGTTGGGTGAAGCTGTGCCCAACGCCATCAACATGATGGCTGATGGTGCAGGCATGTCGATGGCCAAGTTCACCAAGCTCGTCTCGACGGGCACGGTGGAGGCATCGACCTCGCTGAACAACATGTTTGCCATCATGAAGTTCCAGAACGACGGCGCTGCCGCCGCAATGATGCAGTCGTGGACCGGCATGCTGGCGCTTCTCTCCACCAAGTTCGAACTCTTCAAGAAGGAGGTCGGTGACAACGCATTCTTCGAGGAGTCGAAGAAGCAGCTCCAGGACATCATCGACCTCTTCGGGCAACCGCAAGCCAAGGCCTTTGCGAACGACCTTGGCGAAAGCCTTGCTCAGATCGTTCGCGCTCTTCGATCCGTCATCGAGACGGTTGTGGAGTGGTGGGGCGTCATCAAGCTCGCCGGCCAGGCATTCCTTGCCTATTTCGCGATCACGAAGGTCCAGGCAATGTTCAACGCCCTTCGTGGCGTATTTATGGCCAAGGTTGGCCTGTACCAGACAGATGTTGCAGCTCAGCGCGCCGCATTGGCTGACAAGTTGAATGCAGCGAATCAGGAAATTGCCGCTGAAAGACAGCGCTACGCGCAAAAGGTAGCAACCATTGCCGCAATCAGGGATGCCGAACTGAATGCGCATGCCAACCAAGCGTATGACCAAGAAAAAGCCGCGAAGCAGAAGTTGACTGCTCTGCAAAAGGAACGAGCGGAGGCTTTTAAGCACTATCAGACACTCAATCAGCTCCATCAGCAGCACTTGATGCAGAAGATGGCTGCGGAATTGGCTGCCGAAGCGGCAATGCGTCAAAAGAAGGCCGGCTCGGCGGCTCAAGCTAGAGCTTATACGGCAGAGGCTAATCGTCTTGGCGGCAACGCCGCATTGATCGGCGCTGAAGTTGCCAAAGCTAGAGAACACTCCGCCGCCCTTGAGGCTCAGCGCATTGCTCTTCTGCGACAGATTGATGCCGCAAGAATGTCTACCGTTGCCAATTCGCAACAGGCGGCATCAGCCGCAGCCGCAGCCGCCCATGCTCGAGAAATGGCTCGTTTGCTTCAAGTTCAAGCGGGCGCAGCTACCGCAGCAGCATCAGGCGTGACGCTCTTTGGCCGAGCAATGTCGGGCCTGGGCGTCGTATTCAACGCTTTTGGCGGTTGGGTAGGTGTAGCAATCGGCGTACTGGTAACGCTCGGCTCAAAACTCTATGAGTACATGAATCGCTGGGAGGAGTTTCGCAAGGCAGTAGATCGAACTAAGAGAGGCATGTCTTCTGCGGAAGATATGGAACGGTTTAAGAAAAATGCTGAAGAGTCCAAGGGTGAAATTGAAGCGCTAAGCAGAGCCCTTAAAGACTTTGACGCTCTTTCTACTGACCAGCAAAGGGCTTTCGCCTTTTCAATGGGTAGTCGAACAAAGCCCAACGCACAAGGTCGCCAAGAGGGTGATGCTGGGGAATATCGAAGAAGGCTTCAAGAGGGGCTGAATAAGCAGATTGCGATCTATACAGAGGCGCAAAATGGCCTTGCCGAGCAGAAGCGCCTGATTCGTGAAGAGGCAATTGCCACGGAAAGCTCACAGTACCAGCGCGAGTATGAGCGCGGTGTAATGGCTCAGTTGCGCACCTTTCAGGAAGGGGTAACCAGACTTACTCAAGAAGAGCAAGAGGCTCTAAAGAAGGCTCGGGATGCTGCTGCCGCCAAGGGAAGAAAGCTGACCCAAGGCGAAGAAGAAGCGCTTCGCAAGCGCTACATCGATGCTCGCAATGCAATAGTTCAACAGGAGGCTCAATATCGTCTGACTTATGCACTGGAGAAGGATAAGACTCTCCAAAGCATGATTGCGGTCGAGAGTGACCCGAAGAAGCTCGAAGTTTTGAAGGCTCAGCGCGACTTTGTTGCTCAGCAGATTCAGGCGGCTCGCGAGCGAATTGTCGGTACGGTCAATTTAGGCAAAACCAATACGGCTGTTAAAGACCCCAAACCTAAGCTGCGCGAAGACCCGCTGGTGCGCATGGCTGCAGACCTTGAAGCAGCCGTTATTGCCGCCAGAATCAAGTACGAAGACGTTCTGGACGAAGGGCGAACCCTCAAAGCGTTGAAGAATCAAGTTGCCGTTGAAGTCTTCGGAGATATGGCTGAGGGCAAGTTTGATAGCAAGGAGCAAAACGCCGACGGTGAAATGGTGCCCAATTTTATGGGCGGTAAGGATGCACGGAAACTATACGCGCAAAACTTCATTGGCTTTCTCGAACTTAACAAAGGAGGCGTTGAGGAATTTATCGCAACTCTCGACAACCTTAAGGACAAGGAAGCCATCCTCAAGCGTATCAACGACTTGTTCATCCTTCGGCAATACACCGAAGGCACTCAAGCTATTGAGCAAGCGCGTCAGATTGGAATTGGGGCTGCGAATGATCTCAAGAACGCCTCAATCGACGTTGCAGACAATGGCCTGAGCAGAGAGAGCGCAGCACTCAATGCCGTAATCGAGCAGTTCAACAAGTTGGAGGCTAAGGTTCGCGCTTCTGGCAAGGGCTATGAAGAGTTCCAGCGTATTCGCGATAAGGCCGTCGGCGATGCTACGGCTGCTCGAGAGATCAAGGTTACCGCTGAGCTGAAGGAGGCAAACAATAAGTACATCCAAGATGTTAAGAAGGGTGTGGAAGAAAGTCGCCTTGCCAGAAGCAAGGCATCAATGGACTTTCGGCAGCTTGCTCGAGCTCAATACGAAGAAGAGCTAAGACTTTTCCAAGAGAAGGAAGATAAACAGCAGGCCGAGCTTACAGCTCGCATGCTGAATGGTTCAATTTCGTGGCAATTTTTCGAAAGCGAGAAGAGTCGCATCACAGCTGCCGGTGAGGCATATAGAACCGAAGCAATGGCTCGCTGGTTTGAAAACTCAAAGTCCGCAGTCGCGAAACTGAGGGATGAGTGGCAAAACTCTGTGAACGCGATGAACCAGGCCACGGCAAATTGGGCCAACTCCTTCATGGATCGGTTCATCAATGTCATCACTGGCGGCAGCTTCAAGTGGAAAGAATTCGTTGCCGGCATGGCTCGTGATCTGCTGGGTATGCTGATCAAGAAAGAGCTTGGTGGGGCGGTCGTAAAAATGTTTGGAGGTATTGGTCAAAAGATCGGACAGTCTCTTGGTTTGGTACCAGAAGCAACATCAACACGAGGTCAGTCACCCGATCAACCCATGTACGTTCAGGATGTTTCAAGCGGCGTGGGTAAGGCGGCAAGCGAAGAGGGGATATTTAAGACCGTTAAGGATAAGCTCACAGATACTTGGGAACAACTCAAAAGCGGATTGAGTAATGTTTGGGACAGCCTTAAAAGCGGCTTTGATAGCGTTATGGGCTGGCTCAAAGATGGAATGAGTTGGATCACAGAGGGTCTGTCGAGCTTCTTTGGAAGCGGTGGTGGTGGCGGCGATATGTTGGCGACAATCATGTCCTTCTTTGGTTTTGCAAAGGGTGGGGTGATGACAGGTTCAGGCCCCATGCCTCTCAAGCGATATGCAATGGGCGGGATTGCTAAGAGTCCACAACTTGCTATGTTTGGAGAAGGCTCAACGCCCGAAGCGTATGTCCCACTACCTGACGGACGTTCAATCCCCGTTTCGATGTCGGCTGCACCAGTGACAAATAACGGCGGTACCGCCGTCTACATCACTATCAACGTCGATGAAAACGGACAAGATCAAGAAACTTCGGGGTCTGGCGATGCAGAGACATGGAAAGTGATGGCAAGTCGTGTGAAGGGTGTTGTGATGGAAGAGCTTGTTAAGCAACAGCGCCCTGGCGGCGTCTTGTACAAATAAGTCACGGGTGACACAATGGCGCTAACATTCAACTACGTACCTGAGTGGGGCAGCAAGCTCGAACAAGAGCCCCGCGTACTCACCACGAAGTTCGGTGACGGTTACGAAATCCGCTCCCCTGACGGAATCAACAATAACCCCGAAAAGTGGACTCTTCAGTTCACGATGGGAACAGCTAACGCTTCACAAGCTCTTGCCTTTCTACAGCAACGAAATGGCGTCGAGGCTTTCTGGTGGAAGAATCCATTTGAAGTGACTAAGTTGTACAAGTGCTCAAAATGGACATTTGGTAGGGAGCGTGGATACAATGTCCTCAGCATGACATTCGAACAGGTCTTTGAAGCCGCAACATGATTCGCACAGAGATTCAAAAGCTGGAGCAATCGGCTCTCGTTCAACTTTTCGTACTGGATTCCACCAATCTTCCTGGCGGATCAATCCTTCGGTTTCATGCTGGAACAAACCAGTTGAGTCAGCCTGTTGTTTGGCAAGGTCAGACATACACGCCTCTGCCCATTCAAGCAGATGGATTTGACGTCAGTGCAAAGGGAGCTTTGCCGCGCCCAAAGATGGTGGTGGCCAACGTGGGTGGTTTCGTCTCGGCCGAACTGGCTGATATGGACGATCTGATCGGCGCTCGCGTCATTCGAAAGCGCACTTTTGCAAAGTACCTAGATGCGGTCAATTTCCCCGGTGGCGTCAATGCAACTGCCGACCCCAACCAATACCTGCCTGACGACATCTGGTACGTCGAGCGCAAGGTAATGGAAGATAAGAAGGTGGTTGAATTCGAACTCTCATCGGCGTTTGACTTGATGGGCGTCCAACTGCCCAATCGCCAAATCATTCAAAACTCCTGCCCTTGGCCATATCGAGGCACGGTTTGCGGCTATACAGGTACCGGCTACACGAAGGATAACTTGCCCACGACGGCCAACTCCGCCACCGATGTGTGCAACAAAACGCTGACAGCCTGCCGCACTCGGTTTGGAACTAGCGTCATTCGGTTTGGCGGGTTTCCAGGAGCAGTGCGTGGAACTAGCGGATGACTTCAATGAAAAGGCTCGAGCTCTTGCCGAGCAAAGCTATCCCAACGAAGCCTGCGCTCTGCTTGTTGGAGTAGGAAAGCGATCAAAGTTCTTTGCTTGTCGCAACATCTCTACCGACCCGACATCGCAATTCCTGATTCATCCTGACGATTACATCGCCGCTGAAAGCGCGGGTGACATCATCGGTTTGTGGCACTCTCACACAAACACGAACTCAAGCCCCTCTGAGATTGACATTGCCTGCTGTGAAGCGATGGAAGTGCCCTGGATCATCTCCTCGATCTGGCAGGAGAATGAAGAGTTCAAGCATGGTCCGATGACGACCATCACACCTCTAGGCGAACCCCTTGAGTATGTTGGGCGACCCTACGTCTTTGGCCAGATCGACTGCTACTCATTGACGGTGGACTTCTATAAGCGCGAGTTCGGCATCGTCCTTCCGCCATTCAAAGATCGTCGAATCGACTTCTGGTGGAAAAACGGTACCGACTACTTTGGAAACTTGTACAAGGAACAGGGCTTTCAAGATGTTGAAGGAGAGTGGAAACGTGGAGATGTGGTGATGTTTGGTGTTGGCTCTGACATTCCAAATCACGTTGCAATCTACCTTGGTGCCGGTATAATTCTTCATCATGTTGTAAACCGCCTCTCTCGAAGAGAGGAGTGTTCACCCTACTGGTCGGAGAAGGTCGTTCGTTGCGTCCGACATAAAGATGCTCACCAAAGTAATCCTTAGCGGTCCCCTCGGCAAGAAATTTGGAAGGAACTGGGAGCTCGACGTCTCCGGTCCGGCCGAAGCTCTGCGTTTGATCGACGCCAATGTTACGGGCTTTCGTAAATGGATTGCCGATAACGCCAAAAAGTACCAAGAGTACCGAGTTACTGTGGAGTATGAGGACGGTCGTAAGGCTGACCTTGATAGCAATGAATTTGCCACTCACTGTAAGGCGAAAACGATTCGATTTGCGCCGTTAATCAAGGGCGCATCAGGTGTGGCCAAAGTTATTGTGGGCGCCATCATGGTGGCGATAGCTTACTTTGTACCAGGCCCCTGGAGTCCATATCTCTACAAGATTGGCGCTGCCATGATACTTGGGGGAGTTGTGGAGCTACTCAGTCCGCGACCCAAGACCAAGAACCAGGATGGCACTGAGCTCAACTCCTACTACTTCGACGGACCTCTGAACACCGAACAACAAGGTCGGCCCGTGCCGCTCATTTATGGTCGTGTAATGACGGGTTCTCAGGCAATTTCTGCCTCCATTTCCATTGACGAACTGTCCATTCCCGCAGTCAAGCCTGAAGCTCCAGGCACAGATGTCTGGGTTGGTGAGTCCAATGGCTATATTGACGGTCCCTGAGTATTCTAATGAACGAAGTTAAAGACTCCCTACAGTCGCGAGCGCTGCTGTCCATTCTTGACCTTTTGGGTGAAGGCGAGATTGCAGGTCTTGTAAATGGCGATCGGTCGATCTTCTTTAACGAGACCCCGCTTCGAAACGCTGACGGCACCTACAACTTCAAAGGCGTCACGACTGCCGGTACCTACGGAACAAATAATCAGTCACCACTGACGGGTTTTGGCAACTCGGTCGAGACGCCTTACAACATTGGCGTCAAGCTGAGCTTTCTCACTCCTTATACGTTTGCAGTCACCAACTCCGCAGCCGACTTGGCGCGGGTCATTATCAATATCCCTGGACTTTCGAAGACCAATTCGGAAAACGGCGATATTAACGGCACGACCGTTGAATACAAATTTCAACTTTCAACAGATGGCGGCCCATTTCAGGATGTCGCCGTCGATGCGGCATATGTAGATGATGTCACATGGTCCCAAGTCGGCGGTTACTGGCAAGTTACCGCACCTGCTGGCTCTTCGAAACTAACAGCCTCAATTACCGCAACCAGCACAGGCAACGGTGTTGGCCAAATCGTCTTTCAGCCGCAAGAGTTCAACGGCACCTCCTGGGTAAATCTGGGCGAGACAAAGACGGTTGAGGTTATCGGCGCCTGGGAGAACAGCTATAGCGAGGCTCCCGCATTCAAGACTCGCGCATCTTTGTCGATGCCTGTTGAGAGCGTCTACAGCACGATTCGATTTGTGCCAGTTTCGGTTCGACTTGACTCTGGAACCTCGATCAGTCCGGCTCAGGGTAACGCATCGTACTGGAAGCGCAGTCCTACAGTCACGATCAGTGGCAAGACTCGCTCGAAGTACCAGCGAAGCCACATTCTGAGCTTGCCGACGCCGCGCACAAGCGCTCAAATTCGCGTCACTCGCCTTACAGCCGATGCGGCAGATTCGCTCACGGTAAACGAGACATGGATTGAATCGTTCACTGAGATCACTTCGCTGAACATCAACTACCCGAATTCCGCACTCGTTGGCGTTCGAATCGATGCTCAGCAGTTCAACTCAATCCCGTCACGGGCGTATCTGGTTGACGGCCTGAAGATTCAGGTGCCGTCCAACTACAACCCTGTCACTCGAGTCTATACGGGAGTTTGGAACGGTACCTTTCAGACAGCGTACAGCAACAACCCGGCCTGGGTACTGTATGACGTTCTAACGAACAACCGTTATGGTCTTGGAAATTACCTGACGCCATCGCAGGTAGACAAGGCGGCCCTCTACACAATCGGCAAGTATTGCGACGAGCTTGTACCAGATGGGCAAGGCGGGACAGAGCCTCGCTTCACAATCAACACAGTCATTCAGAATGCTGCCGACGCCTACAAGGTGATCATGGACATCACCTCGGCATTCCGAGGTATGGCTTTTTGGGATGGTGGAGTTGTGGGTCTCATGCAGGATTCGCCTGCAGACCCCTCAATGCTCTACACCAATGCCAACGTAGTGGATGGCATGTTCTCGTACACCGGAAGTGCGAGAAAAGATCGGCATAGCGTCGTTCATGTGACATGGAACGACCCGTCGGACAACTATAAGCGCAAGGTTGAGTACGTCGAAGACCCTGAACTTATCCAGCGCTTCGGTATTCGCCGTACCGATACGCTGGCTTTTGGCTGTACATCGCGTGGTCAAGCCGCTCGTGTCGGTAAGTGGATTCTCTATACCGAGCGCTACGAATCTGATGTCATTCAGTTCAAAGTTGGCGTCGATTCTGCATTCTTGTCGCCAGGCGAAATCATCAAGATTCACGACCGCGACAAGTCAGGCAAGCGCTTCGGCGGCAGGCTGGTTTCTTGCACTACAACGGGCGCTACTCTCGACTCTGCCATCGAGCTGACCGCTGGAACAACCGTCATCTCTCTGATGATGCCGGATGGCACATTTGTCGAGCGCACTCTTGACCAAACCAACGGAACCTTCCTTAACGTCACCTGGGCGCAGGCACTGACGCAACTGCCGGTCGCGGACGCTGTATGGATGGCGTCCCAGGGCACGCTGTCGCCGATGTTGGCGCGAGTCATTGGAATCGCTCAGGGCGAGGACAACACATTCGAGATTTCGGCGGTTGAGCACAATCCATCGAAGTTTGGAGCCATTGAGCTGGGGCTTGCTCTGCAGACGCAGACAACCTCCATCATCGATCCGAAGTTTGTTGATACGCCGGAAAGCCTTCTGACCGTTGAGCGACAGCTTCTGAATGACCTCGGTCAGCCCGAAATTCGCCTTTCGATTTCGTGGTACAGCAATGCCGGTCGGCATGAAATTGCCTATCGAAACGTCAGTGTCGATAGAGGCTCTAACTGGACTCAACTCACGATTGAGAACCAGAACTTCTTTGAGATCGTCAATCCTAGTTTGGGCGAGTACGAGATTGCCATCACCGCAATCAACCCTCTGGGCAGGCGTTCAAAGACGGCTCGAATCAACCACATCGTTGTTGGCAAAGTTGCCAACAGTGATCTGCCGACAGACCTGACGATTCGTCCCATCTTTAGCGGTATTGCGCTGACCTGGACAAACGCAGGCAACAAGGACTTCTCTGGTGTCGAAATCTGGCGCAATGCGTCGAACGCAATCGGAAGCGCACAGCACATCGACACAACAGCCTCGTCTACCTACACCGACATGACGGTGGATGCGGCTGACGGTGAACGCTTCTACTGGATTCGTGCGTTTGATGTCTACGGCAACACGACCAGCTATGTAGGCCCTGTCAATGGGTCGGCGCTTGACCTTCCCGAAGGCACATACGATCCAACGCCCCCTCCAGCGCCAACCAATGTCACAACAAAGTCGATTGTTGGCGGTGTGGTTGTCAGCTGGGATGCGCCAACTTACTCCAACCACCAAGTTGCAGAAATCTGGCGTGCGACGTCGAATATTTTGGGCGAAGCGCTTCTCATCGACGTCACGGCATCGAACTCCTACATCGACTATGTAGGTAACACCGGCACCTACTACTACTGGGTCCGCTTCCTCAGTGTGTCGGACATTGCTGGTCCGTACCAGGGCGTGAATGGTGTTGTGGGCACGCCTGTAGCCGATCCTGCTTTCTTGCTCGATCTGCTCAGTGGAGCTATCACAGAGGGCGAGCTGTACCAGGGTCTGAACGACCGACTCGACCTGATCGACGGCAATGGTGCCGGCTCGGTCAACGCACGAGTTGCTTTAGAAGCGGCAAATAGCGCACTAGCGTTGGCTCAAGAGATTGATGCGCGCTCCACAGCAGACGCGATATTCGCACAGGTTGACTCTGCACTCAGTTCCGCTGCGTCTTCCACAAATCAATCTCTCTCTACCGAAATCAATGCACGAGCAGCCGCAGACAGCATTCTTACTGCCGCTGCAGCAGCGGGTGCCAGCTCCACGCAGGCAACCGCAGCATCTCTGGTTCAAGAGCAGAATGCCAGAAGCCTTGCGGAGGCTGCGCTTGCAGCTACAGACGCAAGTTTTGCCGCTCAACTCGCGAGTACCGCTTCTGCTCTGGCAAGCGAGACAGATGCTAGGCTGAGTAGTGATGCAATTCTGTCCGCCACAAATGCCGTCATCGGCACCCAGATTCAAGATGCCGCGAACGCGCTTCTTCAGGAGCAGAATGCACGTTCTGTTGCCGATTCTGTAATCTCGGCGGCGAATAACTCTACTGCGGCAGCTGTACAAAATGCAGCCGCCTCTCTCATTGCAGAGACCAGAGATCGGCTTGCAGCAGACTCTTCGCTGACATCTGTTGCCTCGGCACTGGGTACGCAGCTTCTTAATGCTACGTCTTCGATTGACGCGGAGGCTGGTGCGCGAGCGGCATCCGATGCAGTTCTTGCGGCAACATCGACGGTAATTGGAACTCAAGTCCAAGACGCCGCAATCGCGCTTCTTCAGGAGCAAAACGCCAGGACGGTTGCAGATGCGACCCTGAGTGCAACCTCGGGAGCTCTCAGTGCGGCTATTGCGGAAGCAGCGACGAATCTCATCGCCGAGCAGGCGAGCAGAGAAGCGACGGACGCACTCCTTTCTGCCGCTAACGCCGCCACAACAGCACAAGCACAGGCTACAAGCGCAGCTCTTGCCGATGAGCTCAATGCTCGCACCCTTGCGGATTCGACGATCAGTGCAGTAACTGCGACGCTTGGCACGCAGGTACAGGACGCGGCGAACTCTCTGCTGGCGGAGCAGAGCGCAAGAGCGCAAGCGGACAGCACGATTGCTGCTGCTACCCAAGCAACAGAGATTCGCGCGCAAGATGCTGCGGCTGCCGTCCTTCAAGAGAAGAACGCTCGCGAAGTTGCGGATACGATTTTCGCAGCGGCAGATGCTGCGACCGATATTCGTGCGGCGACCATCTCGGCATCGCTTCAGACGGAGATCGATGCGCGAGCGCTCGCGGATTCCCTGAATGCGGCTAGGGCAGATGTGTTCGAAGTGCGGTCGGCCGAAATCGCCAACTCGGTTGTAGCCGAGATTGCGACAAGAGCGACCGCTGATAGCACCATTCAAGCGGCTCTGAATGCTGTTGACGCGACGGCCGGTCAGGCAGTTGCGGCAGTGTTTTCCGAGGTGGATCAGAGAACAACAGCTGATAGCGCCATTGCGGCTATTTCCTCGGGGCTGATCGCCGCCCAAGCAGGCAACGCCGCTGCAATTCATACAGAACAGCAAGCTCGCGCTGACGCAGACTCGGCTTCTGCCGGAGTCTCGGCAACTCTTGCCGCTGCCTCTGCTGCATCCGCAGCAGCGCTGACCGTTGAACAAGGTGTTCGGGCCGATGCGGATTCTGCAAACGCTACCGCGACGGTGTCTCTAGGTGCGGCAGTTGGTCAGAACGCCGCCGCACTCATCGTTGAACAGCAGGTCCGAAGCGATTCGGACTCTGCCGCAGCGACCGCGTCAACCTCATTGGCAGCCGCAGTAGGTGCCAATACTGCAGCAATCCAGAGTGAAGTTGCGGTTCGTGCGGGCGAGACCGGAGCGCTTGCATCCCAAGTAACGGCCATCGGCGTTGCTCTGGACGACAAAGCTAGCGTTAGCTCGGTAAACAGCCTTGCTTTGGATATCCAAACAATTGACGGAGAGCTTACAGCCCAGGGTCAGCAGATTGCCGCACTCTCGGCATCGATCAATACTGGAACAGAGGAGCTTCAGGCGGCTCTAGAGATCGAGCAACTCGTTCGAGCTTCCGAAACAGAGGCACTGACTAGCACAACTACTCTTCTGCAGGCTCAGACGAGCGAAAATGCCGCTGCAATCCAAAATGAGGCGCTTGCTCGAGCTACTGCTGATTCCGCAGAAGCTGCTCAACGAGTGATCCTCAGTGCTCGGGTTGATTCTGCGGAGCTGGGCATCGCATCTAACGCCGCCGCTCTGGTAACAGAGCAACAAGTCCGTGCAGATGCGGATAGTTCTGCAGCCGCTCAAGTATCTCAATTGAGTGCAGTAACAGCAGCTAGCTTTGCTGCAATCCAAACGGAGCAACAGACCCGTTCGGATGCTGATGGCGCAGTTGCTAGCCAGCTATCGCAACTGAGTGCGACGGACGCAGCTAACACTGCGGCAATTCAAACAGAACAACAGACCCGAGCTGACGCTGATTCTGCTACCGCATCCCAACTTTCCGGACTGTATGCGGCAACTCAGGCAAATGCAGCTTCGGTTCAAGTTGAACAGCAGGCAAGAGCAGACGCCGACGCGGCATCTGCTGCGCAGACCAGTGCTCTTGCGGCAACAACTGCGGCAAACTCGGCTGCATTGCTCGTTGAGCAACAGGCTCGTACCGACGCTGATAGTGCTACGGCAAGTCAGGTTACTTCACTCGCTTCTTCGGTAGCCGCAGGCGATAGCACAAATGCTGCTGCGCTGATCGTCGAGCAGCAGACTCGTGCGGACTCCGACAGTGCTCTTTCGACCCAAGTCGGAGTTCTTACGGCGTCGGCCAGCTCTAACGCGGCGGCGATTCAGATCGAGCAGCAGGCTCGAGCGGACGCAGATAGTGCCGCAAGCACGCAAGTGGCAACTTTGGCTGCGCAGAGTGCCAATACAGTTGCAGGTCTTGTTTCTGAGCAGCAAGTCCGTGCGGACTCCGATAGCGCGGCATCTCTGCAGATCAACAGTCTCGGAGCAACAGCGGCGGCCAATAGTTCAGCGCTGGCAACAGAACAACAGGCGCGGGCTGACGAGACTTCAGCTCTCTCTTCGCAAGTTACCAGCCTGAGCGCTCAAGTCACGATTGGTGACCAGAGTAGCGCCGCTGCAATCCTCGTTGAGCAACAAGCTCGCGCTGATGCTGACAGCGCTGCCGCCTCTCAGGTTCTTTCTCTTGCGGCTAGCACAGCGACTTCTGCCGCAGCTTTGAGCGCCGAGCAAGATGTCCGAGCTTCGGCCGACGCTGCAAGCGCTTCTCAGGTGTCAAGCCTTGCCGCCAGTTTGGGCGACAACAGCGCTGGCATTCAAGCGGAACAACTGGCTCGTGCCGATGCAGATTCTGCTTTTGCTCAGCAATCGACCACATTGGCTGCTGCGACTGCCGCAGCCTCTGCGGGCTTGGTCGCTGAACAACTTGCAAGAGCCGATGAGGATTCCGCTCTCTCGTCCCAGATCGTTGGTCTTGTCGCCAATGTTGGTGCAAACAACGCTGCTTTGGCTGTCGAGCAGCAGGCTCGAGTTGATTCCGACGCCGCTGTTGCATCACAAGTCACAGCTTTGTCGGCATCTGTTGCTCAGGGCGACACACTCGTATCAGCCGCACTGGCAGTTGAGCAACAAGTCAGGGCTGAGTCGGACAGTGCGATTTCGTCACAACTGACTTCACTTGCCGCAACGTCGGAAGAAAATGCTGCCGCGATTCTTGTTGAGCAGAACGCTCGTGCAGATGCCGATAGTGCTACAGCCAGCCAAGTCACAAACCTGGCATCAGGCTTTGGCAGCAATGCCGCTGCACTCCTTGTCGAACAACAAGCTCGTACCGATGCCGATCTTGCAACTGCGGGCCAGATCACTGGCTTGTCAGCGGCTGTCGGAACAAACGTCGCTGGACTTACCGCAGAGCAGCAAGTTCGGGCCGACTCGGATTCGAGCTTCTCCGGACAGCTGACGAGTCTGGTTGCCGCTACTGGAGCAACCAGCGCCGGATTGAGCGCGGAGCAGCAAGCTCGCGCTGATGCAGATGCTGCAACATCATCCCAACTGACAACCCTGAGTGCTCGTGTTGACCTGGGAGACAGTGCCAACGCAGCAGCCCTCACCGTCGAGCAGCAAGCGCGTGCGGACGCTGATTCAAGCGTTGCGACTCAAATCACAACACTTGCGGCCGCCACTGCCAATACCGCAGCAGAAATCACAGCGGAGCAACAGGCTCGTGCTGACGCCGATAGTGCGACCGCAGGGCAGCTCCTGAACCTTGCAGCTACTAATGCTACAAATGCGGCAGCGCTCCAGGTCGAGCAACAAGTTCGTGCCGATCAAACAAGTGCTCTTAGCCAACAAACCAGTATCCTGGCCGCTCAGGTTGGGGATGCAACCGCAGGCATTCTCCAAGAGCAGAACGCTCGCGCTACGGCAGATGCAGCTCAAGCCTCTCTGATCACGGGTCTGCAGGTATCGGCAGATACGGGCTTTCAGATCAACTCAGCGGCTATCGTTCAAGAGCAACAGGCTCGAGTTGACACCGATTCGGCGGTTGCGAATCAAATCACAACGCTGAGCGCCCAGGCAGGACAGACCTCGGCGGGTCTGGTCACAGAACAGCAAGTCCGTTCGGATGCGGACAGTGCTTTCTCGTCTCAGGTGGCGGGTCTTGCGGCTTCTACCGGAGCCAATGCTGCAGCGTTGACCATCGAGCAGCAGACTCGGGCTGATCAAAACTCCTCTCTGTCTTCACAGGTGACATCTCTGGCCGCTAGCAGCGCCAGCAACAATGCTGCCTTGCAAGTGGAGCAGCAGGTTCGAACCGATGCCGATCTTGCCTCTGCTCAACAAGTTACGACTCTTGCTGCCGCTACAGCACAAACAACGGCAGGTCTGTTGTCCGAGCAAGAGGTAAGGGCTACTTCTGACCTGGCGCTCTCAGCCACAACAGCGGGTCTGACAGCGGCGCTTGGCCAGGCGAATGCAAACATTCTGGCGGAGCAACAAGTTCGCGCCGATGCAGACTCCTCGACAGCATCTCAAATAGTTGCGCTCAATGCGACAACAGGAAGCAACACCGCTGCGATTCTGTCCGAGCAGACTGTTCGCTCTGACGAAACAGCCGCGCTTGCCTCTCAAATCACAAGTATTACGGTAGCGCTCGATGATAAGGCTTCGGTAACGGCGCTGAACGCTCTGGATGTCCAAGTACAGACGATTGATGGTGTCGTCGTTGCGCAAGGACAGCAGATTAGCCAGCTTCTTGCCGAGCAGACAACTGATGTCGCGGCGCTGGAAGCTGCAATCGAGGTCGAGACGCTCGTTCGAGCGGCAGAAACCGAGGCTCTTGTCCAGACGACGGAGACTCTGACAGCTTCCTTTAACTCAAACGCTGCCGCAATCCAACAAGAGGCAACTGCTCGAGCTGACGGCGATTCAGCTGAAGCGGCTCAGCGGCTCATTCTTGCCGCCCGAGTCACGGCTACTGAAGGCGACATTGCTGCCAGTCAAGCGGCTCTCAGCGTCGAGCAAACTACTCGCGCCGATGCAGATGGAGCTCTATCTGGTCAGGTCACATCACTGAGCGCAACCAGCGCAGGCAACGCTGCAGCGCTCCAGGTCGAGCAACAAGTTCGTGCCGATGCTGATTCTTCAACATCGTCTCAACTGACATCGCTGACAAGTGCTGTTGGCGCAGCCGCTTCTTCCATTACGGTTGAGCAGCAAACTCGTGCAGATGCCGATGCTTCGTCAGCCTCACAGATTGCAACACTCGGCTCATCAACCGGAAGTAACACTGCTGCCATTCAAACAGAGCAGCAGACTCGTGCTGACGCCGACTCGGCTTCTAGCCTGCAAGTCGCAACTCTAGCCAGCTCGACAGCCAGCAACACGGCGGGATTGGTAGCAGAGCAGCAGACACGGACTGACCAAGGCTCCGCTCTGTCTTCACAGATCACCGGACTGACCGCAACAGTTGGCGCAAGCACTGCGGCTCTGACCGTCGAACAGCAAGCCCGTGCGGACGCGGATTCAGCAGTTGCCTCTCAAGTCACCTCTCTCGCAGCGTCTGTTGCCACAGGCGATACGATCGTTTCCTCCGCGCTAACGGTTGAGCAACAAGTTCGTGCTGATGCGGATAGCGCCACATCGGCTCAGGTCACATCGCTGGCGGCAGCAGTAGGGGCAGATAGTGCCGCTCTTGTTGTAGAGCAGCGGACTCGTGCAGATCAAGACATCAGCCTGTCTTCTCAGGTCACGAGCCTGTCTGCAGGATTCAGCTCATCGAACGCCGCACTTCAGTTCGAACAGCAGACTCGGGCTGATGCGGACTCGGCGTCAGCCAGCCAAGTCACCACGCTGGCAGCGCAAACAGCAAGCACAAGCGCCGGTCTTCTTGCCGAGCAGCAGGTGCGAGCTGATGCCGATAGCAGTGTCTCCAGCACGATCAACGGTCTGACGGCCGCTACTGGACAGAACGCTTCGGCGCTCCTGGTAGAGCAACAGGCTCGCGCTGACGCTGACTCTTCGGCCGCTTCTCAGATTACAGCCTTGACGGCTTCGACAGGAAGCAATGCAGCTGCAATCCTGAACGAGGTCAGTGTTCGCTCCAGCGAGACTTCGGCTCTTGCAAGCCAGATCAGCTCCATGACGGTGACGCTGGGCGAAAAGGCCAGCGCTTCCGCTCTGAATGCACTGACCGTTGATGTCCAAACTCTCGACGGCGAGGTGACAGCCCAAGCATCGCAAATTGCCGCGCTGACCGCCGCTCAGACGACGGATGTTGCGGACATTCGCGCCGACTTGGAAATTGAGCAGATTGTTCGAGCGTCCGAGACAGAAGCTCTGACACAAACGACAGAGACGTTGACAGCCTCGTTCGCATCAAACGCCGCAGCGATCGCACAGGAAGCAATTGCACGAGCTGACGCTGACTCGGCTGAAGCTGCACTTCGAGTAGCTTTGGCTGCAACCGTCGCAACGGGCGATAGCACCAACTCGGCAGCGCTGTCGGTGGAGCAGACGACTCGCGCCGATGCTGATTCCGCTACAAGTGGACAGCTTACAACTCTGGTCTCGTCGGTAGGATCAAACGCTGCGGCGATCATCACAGAGCAGCAGACCCGAGCCGATGCTGACGGCGCAACGTCGAGTCAGATTGCAACACTGGCGTCATCTACCGCCAATACAGCCGCAACGCTCGTCACTGAACAGCAGACTCGGGCTGACGCCGACAGCGCTGCATCGTCGCAAGTAACAACGCTGGCCGCCAACACAGCAGCTACTGGAGCAGCACTTCAGACGGAGCAGCAGACTCGTGCTGACGCAGACTCTGCCTCCAGTTTGCAAGTTGTCACTCTTGCGGCATCGACAAGCAATACGTCCGCAGGTCTTGTGGCGGAACAGCAAGTTCGCGCAGATCAAAACTCCTCACTGTCCTCGCAAGTCTCTGCGTTGACTGCCAATGTTGGAGCCAGCGCCGCCGGTTTGATCGTCGAGCAAACCGTTCGCGCACAGGCCGACTCGGCATCGGCCCAGCAGCTCACTGCGCTGGCTGCGGCCACGGGAAATAACGCGGCTGCTCTTTCGTCTGAGATCACTACACGGTCTAGCGAGACGTCCGCTCTCGCAAGTCAAATTACAAGCCTGAACACGGCGCTTGGTGATAAGGCGAGTGCTTCAGCCTTGAACGCTCTGACGGTAGACGTCCAAACACTCGACGGCGAAGTTACTGCACAGGCATCACAGATCGCGGCTTTGACGGCAGCGCAGACAACTGATGTAGCCGATATTCGTGCGGACTTGGAGATCGAACAAATCGTTCGAGCTTCGGAAACTGAGGCTTTAACGCAGACGACTGAGACGCTGACTTCTTCGGTAGCGTCAAATACTGCGGCAATTCAGCAAGAGGCCACCACTCGCGCAAATGCCGATTCCGCCGAGGCTGCGCTGAGAGTGCAGCTAGAAGCCACCGTCACTTCGGGAGACTCTACAAACTCTGCGGCGATCACAACTGAGGCCACAACTCGAGCCACTGCTGACTCTGCCGCTAGTGGGCGCATCGATGCGCTGACAGCTTCTGTTGGTGATGCTCGTTCTGCCATCATCACAGAGCAGCAAGTTCGCAGTAATGCCGACTCTTCCTCCGCTCAGCAGACGACATCCCTAGCTTCGGCTTTTGGGACCAATGCCGCCGCTCTTGTAGTGGAGCAACAGACTCGCGCAGATGCTGACACAGCGTCCTCTTCTCAAACTACAACACTTTCATCGGCTGTAGGCGCAAACGCCGCTGCACTGCAAACACAAGCACAAACAAGCTCCACTGCCGACTCAGCGCTGGCCGCACAGTCTTCAATTCTGACGGCGAACACAGCTTCGGCAACAGCCGGCCTTGTTGCAGAGGCTCAAGCGCGAGCCACCGCCAACTCTGCCGAAGTACAGCAACTCTCGGCCCTGGTCACATCTGCTGGAGCCAACTCCGCAAGCATCGTCGCAGAGCAGACAGCTCGGTCCAACGAGACCTCGTCGCTCTCAACCCAAGTCAACACACTCAGTGCATCCACGAGCGCCAACACTGCCGCGATCACTACGGAACAGACTGCTCGAGCCAATGCCGACAGTGCGATGGCCAGCGAAATTCGCCAGGTTCAGGCGGTCGCAACAGCTTTTGATGCCGGTATTGCGTGGAATTTCGACAGCGGAGTTGAAGGGTGGACGGCCACAAGCGCAAGCGCATCTGCCGCCAATAGCGTTGTCACACTAACCTCAACTGGCGGCGGCGATCCAATCTTCTTTTCGCCTTCCGGACTTACGATTGATGGTTCCAAAAACTATCTGGTTCGGGCTCGAGTGAAGCGTACAGCGGGTAGTGGGTGGGACGGAACTCTTTTTTATGTCACTGCGGGCCATACTTTTAGTGCCCTTTATTACAAAGTAATTCCCGATACTACGATTCTGAATGAGTGGGTGGTGCTGGAATGGGATATGTCCACGCAACAAGCTGGCGGAACGGATTGGACGACAAATACTATCACCCAAATCCGACTGGATTTGGGTGCAACACTTGCGGCTGCAGATGTATTTCAGATTGACTGGGTCACGATTGGGCGCACAGCTCCGCAAACCTACAGTGCTGCCATTCAACAGGAGATCACAACTCGCGCCACTCAAACGGGCGATATCTTTGCAAAGTATGGCATCAAGGTTGATGTTGCAGGGCATGTGTCAGGTTTTGGCCTGATTTCGACAGCTAACGACGCAACTCCGACCAGCGAGTTCGGCATTCGCGCCGACAAGTTCTGGATTGCTGGACCCTCCGTTTCCCAGGCGACTGCACCGACTGCTAACCTGTACAAGGGCTACGTCTGGATTGACACAAGCAGCACGCCCGTCACCAAGTATTACACCGGCTCTGCCTGGTCTACGACGCCGCAAGCTCTTCCATTTGTTGTCTCTAATACGACGACGACGATCAACGGAGTCTCAGTTCCGGCAGGTGCCTACATTGACACCGCCTACATTGCGAACGCAACGATCACGAGCGCGAAGATCGGAAGCGTCGATGCCGGCACGATCACTGCGGGCACACTCAGCACTGACCGTCTTGGTGCCAACAGCATCACAGCCAACAAGATCAAGGTTACCAGCACTGGCGGTCTGACGATTCTGAGTGATGACCCAACATTTCTTGACAATACATATTGGGATAGAAGCTCCGTTAATGTTCTCTACCAGAGCGGCACTTCCGCCAGCGGAGCAAAGGGTACTACGTATGTAAGTTCCGACACTGGTCAAAATGAGACCATTATGTCGAATCGTTACTACGAAATCGATCCGACGCAGACCTACAAGTTGACGGCTCTGCTTTATAGAGCCGCTGCTGCAGATAGGAATATGTACCTGTTCGTAGAGTTCTACGACAGTTCATATGGGTATGTTGACGGGGCAAGCACGGGTTGGGGAGGTAGTCGTTCTGGATATACGTATGGCGGAGTACCAACGACCGCTCTTGTGTTCCAGCGTCTAGGCGGTTCTTTTGGACCCGACACAGGTAGACCAATCCCTGCCAACGTCCGGTACTGCAAAATTGGTTGCTGGTTCAACTACAGCGGCAATGGCACAACTGTAGCTCTGCAGGCGTGTCAAGACCTGCGCCTTGATCAATATATCAACGGTGCGGACCTGATCGTTGATGGCTCAATTACCGCCACTCAGATTGACACTCGCGGCCTGAGCATTAAAGACGCCATTGGTAACGTCATTCTGGCTGCCGGTACTCCGCTTACCTCCAGCAATATCACACCGGCTTCAGGGTGGTTGAACTCAAATATATCCGTTGATTCGAGTGGAAACATTCAAGGTATTGGTACTGGAGCTGGCGTATCTGTTGCCAACAATCAAGACTCTATTGTTCGGGCGCCTGCAGGCGCCCTATACACAACAAGCGACTCCACTAAGACTGGTGCGCTGAAGATTCGACTTCCGCAATCATGGACAGGCACCATGATGCGCTTCACGGTTGAGATATATGAATACTCGGCCGGCTTGATGTGTACGATTGAAATTGGTGGATATAACTACGCGCCCGCTGCGAGTTGGTATAACGTGTCCGCTCGAGTTATTGGCGGAAGTAACGTCGAGTATCCAGTTTACTTTGGCCATGACGGTACAAAGTGCTGTATTTGGATCGGAAATTACAACGAGACATGGGCTTACCCGCAGGCAAGGGTGAGAGACTTCTTTGCCGGATACCAAAGTGTTACTGCCTCACTGTGGTCAACTGGCTGGACGCTCTCATTTGATACAACGCAGATAACGTCCGGTACTGGAACTAATCAGTACAGCGCCGCTGTAACGGACACATATCCCGCAGCTGATTGGACAAAGGTTGTGGGAACAGGCAGACCCGCAAATTACGCTAACAACACCTATATTGACGGCAGTGGTTTGATCCAGGGCGTCTCGTCAGGTGGCGGCACATCCGTCTCGAACAGCAACATCACTATTACCGCTGCGGGTCAATTAACTGGTATTGGTTCAGGCGACAGTACGACTGTTGCTAACTACCGGATCGGGATTGACGCCACTGGCAACCTCACGGGTGGCGGCGGGAGTTTAACTCGCCTTGGTAAGAATCTGCTGGACCCCGGCAAGTGGGTTTTTGGTTCCAGCGGAGGTCAAACTGGTTTTCCGCAAAATGCTCCTTCTTCAGGCGGAGAAAACTACATCGCCTATGACACGCTTCCGGATGGTAGCCGTGGAATACATTGGCGTGCCAGAAGTGGTAGCGCGGCAGGAACGAGCGCCGAAGGTGGTTGGGACACTAACTCTTTCCCTATTGATCACACCAAGATGTACCGATTCACGGTGTGGATTCGCTGCTTTGGCGGCACAACCGGCTCTGCGTATCTTGGCGTTGGCGGAAGTACGGTTAACAATATTGGCGGTGGTGTAAATACCAACCCTTACTTCAACGCCGAAGGGCGTGCAAATTTTATTGCAAGTGAGTGGTATTTGTTCGTAGGGTATGTCTTGCCGTCGACCTATACCGGCGGCCAGCAAAATATGAGTGGCATATACCGAGGCTCGACCGGGGTTCGTATTCTTGCGGGAACGGACTACCGCTGGGTCTCTGGACAGGGGTCCTCTGTTCACCGCTCGTATCAGTATTACACGAACGCAGCCAACACTTATCAGGACTTCTTTGATCCTCGCGTAGAGCTATGTGACGGTACTGAGCCGTCTTTGGCTGCGTTGCTTGCAATGGGTTCCCCCAGCGGACGAAACCAAATCAGCTCGACGAATGTCTCGACGTATATCGCCAATACCGCCATTGGTGATGCGCAGATTGCCAACACGATTCAGTCGACGAACTACAGCTCGTCGGCTGGATGGCAGATCAACAAGGGCGGGACGGCGACGTTCAACGAGGTAGCGCTGCGTGGAGCAATTAACGGCGGTGCGTACACGGCGTATGCCTGGCCCGCCTCAGGAAATAACGGCTTCCATTTAGGGCCAAGTGGTTTGCTGCTGGGCAATGCTAATGACGGGAGATACTTTCAAGTCGAAGCTAGCGGCAACGTCTATGCACCTGGCTTTTCCATTGTCAACGGTACAGCTACCTTTAGCGGCACAGTTTCGGCCAATGTCATCAACACAAACTCGATTATTGGAGGCGCAACCTCTGAGGCGACAACGGCCACAAGTACAGGCGCTACAGCTTCTATAACAATTACGGTGCCAAGTGGCGCATCAGCAATCTTTGTGACATACTATCTTGGCCCGCCAACCTTTGTATCTGGCGGAAAGTATGGAGCGGATGTCTATGGTCCTACCATTGCCAGCTTTACATATGATGGCGTCGCAACTGGAAGCATTATCATCACCCCGTCAGCGGGGAGTCACACAATCTCCCTGACGCGCGCAAATTACGCCGGAACCATGAGGCTCAACGTACTGTTGTTGAAGAGATGAAGCACTTTGTTGTTCATAATTCGGCCGGAGAGATCATCCGAGCCGGCATCTGCCAAGATGAAGCTCTTAATCTCCAAGCTATCGAGCCTGGAGAGTTTGTAGTTGAGGGCGAAGCTAACCCCGAAACCGACGCGATTGATCCGCAGACGGGTCAGATTCTTGCTGGCGGGCGCGTTCAGGTAATTGATATGGATTACCGCAAAGCTCGTCTGGACGCATATCCGTCAGTACGAGAGCAGATGGACATGCTTTGGCACGCAATGGATGACAACGCGCTGCCTCGTGTTGAGCCGTTTTACACGCGACTGAAGGTCGTTAAAGATGCCTACCCAAAGGACAATTCAGTTGTGCCTGGCTCTGTAATCATCTACACGACGGAGTAAAGCATGACGGTCTCAAGGCGCGAATGGAGTGGTTCATACCCAGCGGGGCAGGGGACAATTCAAATATTTCCAATCTATGCGTTCAACTGGCTCGTCTATCGGCATGTTATGCCTTCTGGAACGAAGTTAATTACCACTTCCTCTAAGGTCATAGAGCGCGCAAAGGCGCCCAATATCACACTTACGGTTCGTGGTAGAGGTACTGTTAGAGGTGAAGATGGAACCGTTTATCCAGACAGAGTTCCTGGGCTTTTTTCACCAGAGCGAACAGATGTACCTAAGGGTGCCGTTACTACTTTGGCAGATAGTGAATTAGAGTTTTGGTGCTTCAACTGGACAGCAAATCGAGGAGCGCTTCCCCAAGTGGAAGCCCTTAGAATTACCGAAGATGAGAACGTCATCTTTCCAAGCGGCCAGCGAGTTCTTGTTTGTCTTGGGAAAGTTGGAAACTTTTCTGCGGGTGAATCATTCACCGCCGACGGAACGTCTATGAGCGTCACCGCTCCGACCTACGGGTTCTTGATTGGAGACTCTCGTGCTTAAGTTTCCATCTTGGACTATCTCAGTCGCACACATTGTTGGCTGTGTAAGCGTGGCGTGTGGCGTCTGGCTGCTGACTACCGGACAAGCAAGCGCTTGGTGGCTGCTTGGTTGGTTTCTCATGCACCTCTGGCATACCCTGATGGTGTCGGTCGGCCTGCATCGCTACTTCTCTCACGGTGCGTTCAAGACCACCCCGCTCTGGCACCGAGTCATGGCTTTCTATAGTGTGCCACTGCTGTACGGATCGCCCTACGCATGGGCAACGATGCACACCACCCATCATGCCCGCTCCGATACTGACCGCGACCCTCACTACACCAACTGGACTTACCTGTTCTACAAGGGGTTTCGCAATGTGCCAATGGTTAAAGAGCGTCTGCGCTGCATGGTTGGCGATCCTGTGACGGACTTTGTTCATCGCAATGGTGCTGGGCTTTGGATTGGCTTCGCAATAGTCGGCTTGCTTATTTCGCCGGTAGCCTTCTTGTTTCTCTATCTGATGCCTATGGGAAGTTCGCACATTGCTGGCGCTATTCACCAGGTCATCGGCCACTGGGGCGGCAGACCGCGCGACCTTCCGGCGCTTGAGTTCGTTCTACCTGCAGCTGGTGAATGGCATCACGGAACTCACCACGACCACCCTGGGCGCAGCAAGTTCAAAACCCGCTGGTGGCACCTAGACCTAGGCGCTGCTTTTATTAAACTGATCCGTACCAACTGAAAGGACCGTCATGGCCATCATTAAGGACCGCCCGACCCAGTTCGGCATCAACGCTCAGTACCATCGGCTTCGGCGAGTTGAGGTAGATGCCAATATGAGTGAGATTTATCTCCACGTAGAGGTATACCCAAGCGCCGAAGCGCGTGAGACGGCAAGCAATCCACTGTACGTTGAGCGAATGATTGTTCCGTTTTGGCGAATGGGTGAAGACCCCAGAGCAACCTTCTACAAGCTGCTGACGGACTACGATGACAGTCCGTTGTTCGAGGGTGATGCAGATGATGACCCCGGCGCAGTGCCTCAATTCACCTTCAAGCCGCCCCAGATGCCGCCGATGCCTGAACAACCGACAGAGCCGCCAGCTGAAACTCCGTAAGTTTCGATACTTGCATATCAGTCACAACTGACTATAATGGCGTCCAAACTGAACTTCCAACAGGAATATGGAAGACATTGTTGAATCGATTGCACACATCACTTGCCAGACTTGTGAAAGGTCTTGGCAAGTGGTGAGTGAAGAAGGTGGCGACTGGAACGAGCTCGCCACAGCCCAAGTTTTCGCAGATGGAAAAGCATCCTGCGAAACATGTTCCAGCGTTAACTGAACCAAGGAGTTTGAGAAATGCCTAAGAATACCCGTCGCGTGTCCGTAACTCGGACCGTCACCTTCACGACCTTCATCGATACGCCGGGGCGTCCTGAGGAGACTGATGCGAACATGCTGACTTTGCTGGGTGGTGCGGCAGGCACAACTGGCACTCTGGCCATTGGTGAGCTGCTTTCCGGTTCTACTCTAGCCAACAGCGGCACCATCACTCGTGGCAACTGGTCCGTTACTGGCACAAGTTCCAACATTGAGCCGTACATCACTCGCCCTCAGAACACGGCCCTGACGGTCGGTACTCGAGTGGCGTCGATCAAACCGCCCGCCACCTATGAAGCCGCTCTTGGTAAGTTGTACGTGGTCACCGTTGCTGGAACAACCCAGAACGTCGCAACTGAGCCCAACTGGGGCACCACTGATGGCGGCACCACCTCGGACGGCACGGTTACCTTCCGCTGTATCCCGAAGTTTCCGACGCTGACGAACTGGGCAGCTTCTACGGCCCGAGCAGTCGGAGTGATTACGCGACCTTCGGCTACCTCCATGCGAGAGTTTCTAGTGACAACGGCCGGCACAACAGCCGCCTCTGCTCCGACCTGGACTAACGCCGATACTGCTGGGGCAACTCTGGTAGATGGCACGGTGACCTACACCTCGTTGGTGAACTTCCTGACCTACGCCTTCTTGACTCAGTACGAGCTAGGCGCAACCGTCAAGCCCAGCGCTGCATCGACCGAGGAGTACCTCTGCACGACGGCAGGCGCCTCCGATACGACTGCTCTCAATAGCGGCTCACCTGCTGTGAACGCTTCGGTGACTCGCGGAACGGCGACGTTCAAGCGGATCGTCTAATCTTAAATAGAGGATCACGCAATGGCTCAAGTAACCGTTGACAACACTACCGAGCTGGCGCGATACGAGTTCAATGGTTCCACTCTACCTACAGATTGGAACATTGTTCAACAAGGCTCAGGCCAAACCGTATCTGTCGCCAGCTCCGTACTAACGATTGCCGCTGGCACCACTGCCAGTGCGGCAACAACCATTCGCTGTACTATTCCGTTCAGGATTAAGTCATACGCTCGCTTTGTTCTTCAACTCAGTCAGCGAATTGCCAACCAGAACGTCTATCTGGAAGTTACGAACAACGCTGGAACGACCTACGCTCGGTATGACTTCAACGGCACAACTGCTACTAGCGTCCAGTGCGTAACGGTGAACAACAGCACGGCCAACACTGCCGTTACTGTTACTTGCCCTACAACCGCAACTTACGGCACTTTCGACATCTACGCCGACACCTACGATGTAATCTTCTCGTCCGTTGCTTCTAACAGTAACGCCATAAAGTCTGGTGTTGCAGCATTTGATCGCTTGATTCTTGACCCTGACGAAGATTACTTCATCCAGGTTAGGGTAGTGAATGGTGGTACGGCCCCTGCGTCCAACACCAACGTCCAAATTGACAGTGTCGCCCTTCAAGACCTGACAGGGCTCAAGGTTGACATCATTCGTGGAGATGGTACGGCTTCTTTGGCTAGCGCCGCTCCGGTGCAGGTGATGTCCTCAGCGACGGTACCCGCGTCTCAGTCTGGCACCTGGACGGTGCAGCCGGGTAACACTGCGAACACTACGCCGTGGCTTGTGACGAGTCGAAGCAACATCTTCTATAACGAATCTACTACGGCACTTGCGGCTAGTGCGACCTTTACTGGAACCTCCAGGGATGTCGGTCTTGCGGCGGCTACAGTTCAGCCCTATGCAGCTTTTAACGTCTCTGCATTCGCAGATCAAGCGGGCACGTTGCGTATCGAGATGTCAAACGACAATACAACATGGCGTCGAGCTACAGCTGACACTGCTGTGGCAGCAAACGCAGTTGGAATTCTCTCTGTGCCGGTTGTGACCCGCTACTACCGTGCTGTATATGTTAACGGCGCTACGTTGCAAGGGGCTTTCATGATTAACTCCAGCTTTACTGCGGCTTGATCATGGTTAGAAGCCCTATTCGAAACCCTGTTCGCACCCCGGTCTTGAATCCAACTGTCTGGAAACGAGGCAAACGCTGAAGTAAAGGTGGCCCGAGCAATCGGCCACCTTTTGTTCATTTCGATCAGTCACGACTGATGAAGGTATCTTGCGGAGAAAAGATGAGTAAGTTCGTTACATTTCTCAGCTCTCGGTGGCTTCAGTTCTTCCTGCTGCCGCTGGCAATTCTGGGCTGGTTCGTCTGGACCGACCCTTCGCAGGGCGCCGACACCATGCTGCGCGTGCAGCTCTGGGCTCAGGCACTGCTTGTGACGGGTATGTCCTATCTCATTGCAAAGGCAATGCTGGGTAGCGCCTCCAGTGAAGAACTCTACGACCAGGCTGTTATCGGCGTCAAAGCAGCAGGTGTTGCCTATCTTGGCGTGTGCTTGCTTCGAGGCATCGTGCTGATGTCTCTGCTCCTGTTTTTTGCCCTCGTACAACGGTGAAGGCCCTTCTCGTCGCACTGCTGGTCTTTGCGACGAGCGCCTTTGCGCAGGATCGCTCGACCTACATTCCCGCTCGAGCTCACGAACATCTGCCCGCCGTTCGAGCGCAGGTTCGGGAACTCTGGCCAGACTTCTTTGCGCCTAACTACATACCGGCGTTGATTGAGCATGAGTCCTGTATCAGTCTTACTCACTCGCGCTGCTGGTCGCCAACTTCACAACTGAAGACACACCGAGAAGAGGGCGCAGGATTGGGTCAACTGACTCGCGCATACCGACAAGACGGCAGCATTCGGTTCGACGCTCTTGCAGAAGCTCGCAGGCTCGATCCTCGAGGCTTAAACGAGCTGCGGTGGGAGACTGTATATCAGCGAGCCGATCTTCAGATTCGGGTGATTGTCCTGATGTCGCGTCACACCTGGAATCGTCTCAAGTCGCTTGTGCCGCAAGATGAACCTCGTCTGGCGATGGCTGACGCAGCCTACAACGGAGGGCTTGGAGGCTTGTTGGACGAACGGCGAGCCTGTGCATTAAAGGCGGGTTGCGATCCGAACCTTTGGTTTGGGCATGTTGAGCATACCTGCCAGAAGTCTCGCAAGCCTCTTTACGGGACGCGAAGCGCTTGCGATATCAATCGGCACCATGTTCATGACGTCCTTAATGTCCGGATGTCAAAGTACAAAGGACTGGTATGACTTGGATTGCTCT